CTCCAAAGTAACAGAATTTTATATTTAATCTGTCTACTTTAGAGGTATCATATCACATCTCTGCAAGGTGTCAATGTATATCTCCGTTCAGTTTTATACCTGTACTTCCGAGCCGTCCTTGAATGTGACGGTCATTTTCTTATCCTTATCAACCGTGATGTACTCGACCATGCTGCCCCACATCCCGGCATCAAATTCCGTGATAGGCTCTCCATGCTTTTCGAGGGTGTTAATGAAAATGCCCAGTTTTTCATAATTAGCCTGCTTTTCCTCGATGGCTTCCACTATAGCATCGTACCTTGATTTGACCTTTTCGTATCGCTCTACCAAACCATCATAGCGTTTCTGATAATCCTCCTGGTTCTGTGCGGTTCTCGCATTCTCCGCCACACAGCTTTGGGTCAGTTCCACCACAATTTCCATCTCACTACGAAGTTTGTCCTGTTCTTGCTCCAAAGCAGTGACATCGCAGACTGTCTGTCGTATCAGCTGAATGTTTTCTATGATTTCATCTTTCTCGGTAATAAGGGTATTCATTGCCTTGATAAAAGCAGTGACGATTTCTTCTTCCGTAACGTGTGGTGTTTCACATTTTCGGTTTCCATCGAATTTATGGTTGCAGCGGTAAATGACCCTGCGGTACTTATCATTGGAATGCCAGACCTTGGATCCGTACCAACTACCGCACTCGGCACATTTTATCTTGTTTGAGAAGATGCTGACCCCACTGTACCTCGCTTCGCTTTTCTTGGAGCGTTTTGCAAGTTCCACCTGCACCAAATCATAAACGCTTGGCTCGATAATGGCTTCGTGGTTGCCCTCCACATAATACTGAGGAACTTCGCCCTCATTTTTCTTGGTCTTTTTCTGCAGGTAATCCACCGTGAATTCCTTTTGGAGCAAGGCATCACCCTTGTACTTCTCATTGGAAAGCATCCTGCGGACGGTTGCTCCGTTCCACTTGTCCTTGCCACCTGGGGACTTGATGCCCATTTCGGTCAGTTCCACTGCTATGCTGTGTGGTGTCATACCCTCAAGGAATCTTCTGAATATCAGTTTTACAATCTTCGCCTGTTCCTGGTTTACCACGATATTCCCATCAGGTCCCTTCTCAAGACCAAGCACACGGGAATAGGCGAAGCTGACCTTTCCGTCAGCAAAACGCTTTCTGTGTCCCCATGTGACGTTCTCGGAAATGGAGCGGCTTTCTTCCTGCGCCAGTGAACTCATAATGGTGAGGAGCAGTTCGCCCTTACTGTCAAAAGTCCAAATGTTCTCCTTTTCAAAATAGCACTCCACGTTATGTTCCTTCAGCTTTCGGATGGTAGTAAGGGAATCCACCGTGTTTCGTGCAAATCGGCTGACTGACTTTGTTATGATAAGGTCGATTTTACCTGCCAGGGCATCCGCCACCATGCGTTTAAAACCATCTCGCTTTTTGGTATTGGTTGCAGAGATACCTTCGTCCGTGTATATCCCGACAAACTCCCAGTCCTCTCTGCCTTTGATATAATTCGTGTAATAATCTACCTGTGCCGCATAGCTTGTGACCTGATCTTCATGGTCAGTGCTGACACGGGCATAACCTGCCACCCTGCGTTTCTTCCTGCTGTTGACTGAAGTGGCTGTGAATTTATTAATGGTTGCAGGAATAGCCGTTACTTTTCTTTGCGCCAATTTTCGCCACGCTCCTTTCTCATCTGCCTCATGCGTTCACTCATCTCGGCTTTTCGCTCCGGGGTCCATTTTTCCTTCATAAGGCTTCGCATATGTGCTTTCTGTTCCTCTGTCCTTGGCAGTCGCTTTGGAGCAGGCGGTGTATAAATCACTGCCGTTACCGTGCCGTCCTTTTTGTGAATCTCCAAATCCTTATCCGTCAGCACTGAAATGTAATTCACGGTCTTTCTGAACACCGCTTCATCAAACTCTGCCATTCCAAGGGTATCTGCAAGAAGCGGTATAAGTACATCCTCACGCAAGCCTGCCGTTTGACAGCCATTGCTGTGTTCGGCGCATCGCCAGTAATTGACCTTCCCGCTTTCCGCTGTGGCTGACGGCTGTGTGGCTCTGCGGAAATTACATCCACAATTCTTACATTTGATTTTTCCAGTAAAACAGGAGGAGCCTTTGCACTTTGTGCCATTCTTTCTTCTCTTGGCTGATGTCTTAGCACGGTACTCTGCTGTCCAACAGTCCTTATGACCTGTGTTGGGGCAGTCCTTTGTGATAACCCTGCCGTCTGTCATATGAAACTCCAGTACATAGCGTTTCGGAACATCGATATGGTCAATCTCTCGGAGAAAAATCTCCTCATCGAATTCTTCTAACCCAAGAACCTCGGTGCAGGCTTTGACCATATTTTTATGATTAATGCTCCCGCCAACCTCACAGCGGCCACCCTTTTTCTTTCTCGAACCACAGCACCAAAACTCAAGAAAGTTGCCACGGTCGGTACGCTTGTTGTGCATATAGCTGACACCGCAGTGAGGACATTTAATTTTCCCCGTAAAGCAGGTGGTGTTTAGGCTCTTATTTGCCAAAGCCCCCAGTTCTTTTCGCCTTGCAATCTCATCCTGCACATACTGGAATGTTTCCATATCAATGATTGGCTCGTGGGTATTCTCCACGAAATACTGCGGCATTTCGCCACGATTCTTTTTTCTTCGTTTTGTAATAGGGTCCTCGATGAACTCCTTCTGCAGGAGTAGATTGCCTGTGTAGGTAATGTTGGTAAGTACCACCTTGATGTTTGAATCCACCCATCGGCAGCCGTTTGCCGTGGTAATGCCCTCGGCGGCAAATTCCTTCTCGGTTTCGAGCCTGGACTTGCCATCAAGGAAATTCTGATAGATACGTTTTACAATCTCCGCTTCCTCCGGCACAGGCACCAGTTTATCATCCTCCCAGCGGTATCCGAAAATCTTAAACTTGCCATTTGGGATACCCTTTTCAAAGCGTTTCTTCGTTGCCCACCGGATATTCTCACTGATGGAACGACTCTCTTCCTGGGCAAAGGATGCCAGAATGGAAAGCATCAATTCTCCATCACCACTCATGGAATTGATATTTTCCTTTTCAAACCGAACCTCGATGCCCTTTGCCTTCAGATGCCTTACGGTTTCCAACAGGTCAACCGTGTTCCTTGCAAATCGGCTGATGGACTTGGTAAGAATGATGTCTATTTTTCCTTCCTCGCAGTCAGCCAGCATTCGCTTGAACTCATCACGCTTTACCGTATTCGTGCCGGAGATAAAATCATCGGCATAAACACCTGCGTACTCCCAATCGGGGTTCTTCTGAATCAGCTTGCTATAATAGCTGACCTGTGCGGAAAGGGAATGCATCATTCTTTCCGACTGCATGGATACCCTGGCATAAGCCGCCACTTTCTTGAGCTGCTTTATGGCAGGCACAGTCGGTTCAATTCTGCTTATTTTCGGCATATAATCACTTCCTTCCGCTACTATACATCACTCTTTTCGCCCCAGAAGTCAACGATATGTCGGCAAATAATGTACCCAGAGTTGGGTTGTATTTTTCACGAAAAATTGTATCAATCTGCCCATACTCCTTATCTGAAATAATGCCCTCGGAGAGCATCTTTCTTGCCATAAGCATGGTGGTCTGATACAGCTTTTCGTTTCTAAATTCCTGCTTATCCATCAAGACCACCTCCGAACCGATACTCCACATAGCACTCGTGGCAGCAATACTTTCTGTGGCTGTTGCCGTATACCTCAAACTCCTTACCGCAGTTCGGACATTTATATTTGTAGATAGCTTTTCGCTGCACCCGGTCGAGATGTGCATTCCACCATTTATTCCTGCAGGCATCACAGCAGAATCTTTTTTTCTTCCTGCCTTCCATTTGTACCATTGCTTTTCCGCAGCATTCGCAGACAGAACCGTCTGCAACAGGCACATTAGGTTTCTCAATGCCAGTGAGGTTATTTCTCCGGCAGAACGATTTAATGGTGTTCTGTGAAATGCCCATCTGCTGTGCTATCTTCATATATCCCACACCCTGTTTTCGGAGTGCGCAGATTTGCGCTTTCTGATTTTCTGTCACTGCTGACACCTCCCATCGTTATGAGGTCATTGCCTCTAACAGTGAAAGGACAGAAACACATCATTCAAGAACCACGAATTTCGACAAGGGCAAAAAATAATGCCCGCCAAGGACAAAATCCAAGACGGGCATCAATTCAGTACACAAGTATCACAAGAATTACTATATAATTATTTTTCTATTTTATAGAAGGGAACACGCGCACGTATACGCACACACGCACGTATAGGAATTTTCCGAGCCTGTTGTGTCACTTGTGTCTTGTGTTCTCATGATATGCTTAAACCTTGGTGCAAAAATCAAGCGAAATCCATCCCGCACCACTTTTCAGTCTGCCCCAACCCTTAACTGAGCCAGTGCCGGACTGCACCTCCACAATTGTATACACACCAACAGGGATGTATTTGGTTCTGGCGTGATTTGTGCCGGGGCCTTTTCTGATGTTAAGGTCAGAAATTGCTACCCGAACCTTGAACGGCACAGCGGATGTAGTTGTTTTCGATGTGTAGATATTTACACCATTTACATCAAACACACTATATCCGGGATGCTTATCCACGCAGGCTTTCGCATTGGCAAGGTTTTTATACGCACCAATCTGACTCTTGGCATCTGCCCAGGTCTTACGGACACGATACCAGACCGTCTTGTCAGCAGTCGGTGTCTGTGCCGTACCGCCAAGAGCTTCTGTTACTCTCGCCGCCAGATCACCCAAGCGGTTATACAGCCAATCTCCCGGACAGGACTTATTGGCAAACCATCTGTGAACTGTAAGTACCATCTCATCAGATTATTAGGTATTGGGAAACTTATCCCTTACCTTCCATCGGACATTCGGCGGCATCCGGAACGAAAAAAGGGCAAAAAAATAAGCCCTGACAGGATTTCTCCCATCAGAGCTTTGATACTCCTACTTATTTACTTGTGAAAAAACAAAGCATCCTTCCAAGCATCCACATAACCTGTCTTATATGCAATCTCAATCATAAGTCTGGCATTCTCTTTCAGAATCTCGTTATCTTCAAATTCAGATAGCAGCTTATCGATTGCTTCTGGATATAGATTACTTGAAAAATATTCTTCATTCCTTGTATCAAACTGCGGCTTTACCATAACATACTCCTTTCTTCGATTCGTGTATGTTAGCATACTGTCACAGCTATATTCAAGTTGTTATTTACCTACTTCAGAAGATATTTTATCTTTGCTCGCGTCTTTGGTCCGACAATCCCATCTACCTCCAGTTTATATTTTTTCTGAAAGATTTTTACCGCCTTTTCCGTATTCGTTCCGAATATTCCATCCACTGCAATTCTCGATTTCATTAATTTATTCATACATTTCTGAAGCTTCATTACTTCATTTCCAGTACTACCTTTTGAAATCGTAGCTGTAGGATATACTGTCTCCTTTGCCCCTGTCAGTGTTTTATGAAGTTTCGCCCAGGAGGATGCAGAGATGTATCCGTTAGGGCAGATTTTTCCGTTCACGTCAAAATGACGAATTACATGACTTGCCGGAACCTTGTACTTCTTCATCAGGTACTTTACCAAAGGTGCTGCCGTCTTGATAGCAGTTGGAGTCGGTACCACTTTGCCGTTTTTCTTATAACAGCAAAGTTCAATTCCGATGCTGTTACTATTCGTGCATTTTCCAAAATAAGCAGCTCCTCTGTTCCCTTGATTCATCGCTTTTCCGGTATCCAGAAGTCCTCCTCCGCAGTGCCATGCTGCTTTATTTTCCGGAATACACTGCCAGATTTCACTATCTACAAAGAAATGTGCTGATGCGTTCCGATTTCCATTGCAAAAATAGATGCAGTTGTTCTTTGCGGAACTGACTGCACCTACATAATGAATCACGATAAATCTCACCTTATTTCCATTTCTTCCTGACTGATTGTACTTACTGATTTTCTTATTAATCTTCATCACTTACCTCCTGCTCTTCTCTGTCGTGAAGCTGCTCTAACACTTCTTTTAATTTTTCCGGTACCGGAAGACCCAAATGACCTGCATTTTCCAGAAGACTTACTCCCTCATTACTCAGATAAAAGAAAATTACTGCCGTTCTTAAAACTCCGGTTCGTCCTAATACATATACATCCACAATATTTGCAACACCCACCAGCAAAAAAATAAGAACCTTCTTAAAGATTCCTTTAAAACCCACATTGCTGGACAGTTTCTTATCTGCCACCGCACACATAATCCCAGTAATGTAATCAATTACTACAAACATCATCAATGCATAAATCAACCCGTCACATCCTCCTAAATAATACCCGATCCATCCTCCTAGTCCTGTAAATGTTCCTTGAATGATTGTCCAAAATTCCTTCATTGATAAATCCTCCATTTCTTAAAAATTTGTATAGAAAAAGCGACTGCTCAAATATAAGCAATCGCCTCATCTAGCAGTAAGTATTAAGCCGTTCTTTTCCACATATAGCAGGTAACATACGGCTGAATGTTATTATGACGATTGGAAGCATTGGAAGCTGAGATTGAATGCGTGTGGGATGCACTTTGATTTCCAGTTTTCCAAGTTGAAGTTGCTCCTCCGGATGCAGTTCTTCTTACAAAAGCACCTCTTCCGCTTGGGTCTGAGCCACTTGCTGCTGCACCGCTGTCGGCATTATATGTAAGAGAATGCGTATGAGAAGCACTCTGGTTTCCTGTTTGCACAGCCTTTTGTCCACTCTCTGCCCCGGTCAAAAGATGCGTATACTCTCCGCCCGTTTGATTTGCTGCAGAAAAGTCCACGGACGTATTGTTGCTGTCGGTACCTGTTCCAACACCGACAGGCACTCTTCCTTCTCCCCAGGATACCCAAATTCCACCCATGATGTTTGTTGGATTTGCAGAACTGGTACTCATATAAATGCTGCCAATCGGGTACAAAAGATTCAGTAAAAGAGCAGGAAGTTTCCCCTTGGGGCAAAGCATATTCACCAGATTGTTTTGAATCTGCTCCATCATATCTCGTACTTCCAATACCGTTCCATCATCCAGCACACAGGATAATTTCTTTCTAAAAACAGCATTGAAGTTGCAGTCCAGCGTATCTGCAAGAGTCGCTTTTTGTCCAAACGCAACACCTCTTCCCCCATGCAGAAAGTGCATAAGATACACCGCTGTTGAAACAAAGTCCGAATAAGTCACGGTATTAAATTCATCCGATAATGTATAAAGAACATCATAACTGTACTCCGGATCCAGATCATTGTTTGCACATACATTGGAGCCAGGGTTTATCTGCACTTCATTTCCATAATTCTTAAGATCTGTTCTCTTGTATTTTACAGTGAGAGTAAGTGCATTTTTCCCCAAGCAGGAAGAAAATACGGCAGAAGTCGTACTTAAGAAGTACGTTCCATCATTATCCGTTTCGCCCGATGCATTGCACCGTTCGCTCTTTATACTTGATAATTTAGGAGATGCATATGACACAATGGAAACAACGGCACTCTTGTTTACCGTCCTGTTTCTGCTGTCCGTCACTGTAATCATAATGCTCACTTCTCCGCTTTGTGAGATATGATCCATTTCCGGTAGTTCCGGATAATCTGTTGCCCGGATTCTGCTGTCTGCTGTCATTTTCACTTTTTTAATTTCCGAACCATATGCCCCTGCGCAGCTAATTGATTTCAGTTTAAGCCCGCTTTGTCCCTGTACATAAATTCCCCATGAAGAAGGAACATTCGAATCATCTACGTCCGAAAATGTTACTGAGGAAATACTGGGGACAACAGTGTCCGGAACAGATACAGTAAGGTTTGCTGTAAATGCCTTGTACACCTTTCCGCCAAACAATATCTCTCCGGTAACGCTTGCAATATCTGTTACACTATCCGACACCGCATTGCACCAACTGATAGGAATTGCATAAGAAACCGATGAGGAAGATGAAGTAACCGTGTTGCTGTATGATCCTAATTTAAAGGTTGCCTTATAGGCTGCATCCGAAGATGTGCAGTCAAATTTCACCGAAGACGCTGTGCTTCCATTCATCAAGCCGCCAGACGCACGGATGCCGTTCCCGGCTTTTTCAATCTCATAAAACGAAAACACTTCTTCATATAGCTCCGATCCATCTACAGTGATCTTCAGCGTGAAAAAAGGGTTGCTGATTGATAATGTCGAACTGGTCATCTTTGTATACTTCTTAGTTCCCATAAAATCTTCGCTCTTATTGACGGTCCATGTTGGACTCTGTTTTGCTCCATCCACATAGATTGCCACTCCATTCTTTGAATCCGCACCATATATTGCGGTCGATGCCTGAAACACAATCGACAGCTTCGTTGTGGCTCCGCTTACCGAGCCATTCGCCGTAAGATAATACAGCGACTTTGTCAGTTTTCTAGTTGTTAAACTCATAGGCTAGTCTCCTTTCTACACATTTCTCCATTTGATTCCCATTCCCTGAGGTGTGGAAATAAAATCAAAATATCCACCATCTGATGCGGCTCCCACACTCAGCTTATCCATTGCTTCGATTGCATTGATGTGCATCTTGTTATACTGAATATAGGCAACCTCCATACCATTCTGTTGAAAGCTCATCTTTTCATTATCGATAACAATCGAATACGGTGACTCATCTCCGGCATTTTGCTTTCCAATGCTTAAACCTTTTTCTGTGAACCTCAGATAAATGCTTGTTTCCAATTTATAATTTTCAAGATCCTGTTCCTGTTTATCCACAGCATCACGAACAGACGAAATAGTAATCTGCATTCCACTTGCATTCTGCTCCACATCTGTTACTCTTCGTTCCAGTTCTTCTACTGTTGAGCCATCCACCTTCGTCTTAACCATTTCTACGGTGCTGTTTATCCGATCCGATGTTTTCATGATTTCGGCAGATGTCTGACTGACTTCCTTTGTCAAAACATCTGCCGCATTTTTTAATTCATCGATACTCTCTTCATATCCTGTGAAATTTTGAAAAGTATGTTGGCAGCACGTTAGTAATGTCATAGTGCATCACCTCCCGTATCAGCTGGACACATCACACTGAAGCGTCATAATACTGTCAATGTCTGCTGCAGATAAATAAATAACCTTGCCCGCCTTATTAAAAGTCATTTCTTTTCCGTCTTTATCCTGCGCATACCATGTATACATAAGGCTTTGTTTTTCCGAAGCACTGATCCATGAAGTTCCGTTATATTTCATCAAGGTCACACTTTTTTCTGTGTGATCAATCTTATACCAGAAATCTCCGGACTTTGGTGCAGAAGGTGTGGTTTCACTAATACTTCCAAGAAGTGAATCTACTTCCTTCTGATTGGTTCTTACAATTACATAAGGAACTACACCACCTAAATTATTCTTCACCGTATATCCGCCAATGGACAGCATTTCTGAAACATACGGATCCGACTTATCTTCCACCGTAATAACATCCACATAATTCTTTCCACCGTAGGTCATGGTGCATCGGTAAGACTGAATATTTATAATATCCGAGCCGGATACTGTAAGCGTTTCGGATGTTTCCCCGCTTATATTTGTCCATGAGCCACTGGAATATTTCGCCCACTGATATGTCGCTGATGTAATGACGGTGGAACCTGCGTAGGCAGATGTCGCAAGCAGAATACTGCCCGACTGATTCTGTACGATGGTTCCATTTGGTGCATAAACAGAAAATACTACTGCCGATGCACCGTTGCTTCCCGCTTTGGATTTTGTCCAGGTAAAAACCTTTGTAACTGTCTTTCCGGAGATCGTAAATGTCAGCGTGATATTGCCTGTTAATGCTGCATCTGCTCCAAGATTTGAAGATGCCGCTACAGAAAGTTCCAGCTTTCCTGCTGCACTGGATGTTGCAGCTGTATTCGTTTTTACTGTAATTCCTGTTGGCAGTGTTCCCACAGCACAAGTGCAAGCCGTCTGCGTAATACCTACATATCCGGTAAAAGGAATTGTAATGGTGCTTGCAGCAGATGTCTTTCCTGCTGAAGTACAGGCAATCGTCTGGGTTTCATTCCCAAGAACCACAGAAAGTCCTCCTGTTCCGGCAGATCCCGGATTACCCTTATCTCCTTTGGCTCCATCATAGATTTTCGTAATCGTGACAGTATCAAACACATCACTCTCTGAAGTTGTCACTCTGATCTGAGCCACGTTGCTGACGAAAATGCTATGTGCCGGCTTCACCACCAATGTTCCTCCGGTAATAGAAGTATTGTCGGAGGTGGTCGGATAATCTGTCCATGCACCGCTGCTGTTTTTATACTGCCATTTGCTAATGGTCACTCCCTGTACCTGTGCCGTCAGTGCTGCCTGAGAAGCACCCACTAAAGCCTGGGAAGTATCATACTTAAAGACGTAGGTATCACTGCTCACCGTACACAGCTTTGCATTAGCTGCATTCTTCACCAAGGTATAGGTAATATCCGCAGTGATATTGATTGTATTCTTGGTTTCAGAATCATAGTAACTGATATAGCAGATGTAGGTGATCATTCCTGAACTTGATGATGCCAACTTATTCTGATTGACCGTAAGCACTCCGCTTTTTACAGTCTCACTGGAAGTCAGTGCGGTTTCTGATGCCACACCATCTTTTCTTTTCCATGCAATCGTCACTCCTGTTGCAGTCGGAGATACATTGGTCTGATCCAGGAACAGCACAGGTGTCAATACAAGGTTTGTACTGTCCCAGCTTGGTGCATAGGTATGTGGCAGTACGTTAGGATCTTCACTCTGCGTCTTTGGAAGATTGGATGTGATATATGCCGATAATTTTCGCTGATCCGTGATGTCCACAAATGTCTGCTGACTGGATGTTAAAATCGTAGCCATTTAAATTCCTCCTTAAAGTTTTATTTCACAATAAAAGGACGCATTGTCTAACACGTCCTCTGTCGTAATCGTTATTTGTTTCATGCCGATGTGGTTCTTATCCCACTCTTTATCTGCTTCTTCATCCGAAGAGTTTCGATGCCATATAAAGCAGCTTGCATCTAAAGTATCGGTGATTTCCTTATCCCAGGAATACACCTTGCAGTACATGGTGCTTTTCTGACCTTTATTCTTAAAAATACTGACTCCATCTACAATCAATTCCGTCCGATACATTTTCTGTGAATTGATCGTATCAAGATCTCCGGTAATCTTCTCGATTTTCGTGGTCTGGCCGAAAATATCATCTTCCAAAGAGGAAATGCTGCTGCCTTGTTTGGCGGATGCCGATGTAAGCGTTACATTCGTTGCTCCTATCGTGATGGTGTTTCCGGCAGGATTTAAATAGTCTCTTTTTCTTCCAAGCACAAGATATCTTCCATCAATCCCGTGTGGTTTTGAATAACAGTCCACATACATCCTGGATGTAATATTATCAATTGTACTGTCACTGTCTGATTCATCTAAGATTGTCAGTTCCATACTTGTGATACCTTTTGCCAGTTCCTTCACTCTTGCTTTTGCTTTTCTCAAAAGGTTTAACGGCTTGGTGACATCCTCCCATATTTCAGTTGCCCATATCCATCCGATTTCCTTGACGGCATCCTCATCCGTGACATAATTCAGTCCATGATTTACTTCTGTAATATCAATTCGTTCATCCAGTTCTGTTACGTTTCCATCTTCATCTTCTTCGGTCTTTTTCGCACCGAATGGAATCAAGGCTGTCACTCTTTCGGTATGGTCCTTGGTTATTTTTACATCTAGAAGATTTTTCCCGAATTCCACTTTTTGCAGGCTTCTTTCATCGAAATCTTTGAGATAATCCAAAACCCTCTTTGAACCAATATAGCGAACCCGAAGATATCCTCCGTGCGTATCAATTAGCTTATTTTTTATGGCATCCATCGTCACAGAATAATCCGAGTTACTGTAAGCAATATAATCGTTACCGTCTGTCACCGTAATTCTGCCGATTTCAAACTGCTTCTGTTCTTCTACCGATTGATTATGTACATTTACAAATTGCTCAAATAATCCTCTTAATGTCCCCTTATATTCAAAGGGTGGCTGCATGGTATCTTTCAGATAAGCCAAACAGGATTCACAGGTCCAAGTATGGGTGTTGTAAAAATCGGATCCATCATCCAGCACTCTTCCTTCAAATACCACTTCATCATCCCTTCTACACTGAATTACTGATGCCATTGGCCGAATAAAGTCGATGTAGGGATGATTATATGGTGCAGACAAGGTAAAGCTGTCGATGTTTTCTGCGTCCTCACTTACGGTTGCCTCTGTAATAGCAAGCTTCGATAAATGTGGATGGTAAAAAATCTGACCATCCACATATACTCTAAAGATACTCATAGGCATCCCTCCCGGTAACGGAAAGTAGTACTTCCATCACTCTCGATTTTGATGCTGTTATCTCCAAAGCTAAGCTGCAGCTCCGGAATTTCCCATGTGCCACTGCTCAGTGTTCTGCGGAAAGTATCTGTTCCAATTTCCCAAGACATCGTGGTTTCCGCAGTCGTTATAACCGTAGGAACTACCGGCATATAATCACTTACAAGCACTGCCGTTCCACTTCCGGTAAAAACAACCTGTGTCTCTTCCACATGATACCTGTAGGAATCTGCATCACTGCTTTCCATAACAAGCTGACCCTTTCCGGTAAGTGGATCATAGGAAGAACTCATCTCAATCGTTCCAAGAACATATAGATTGGGTTCTTCACTGCAGATGATTTGGCACAGCCTTCCGGCATAACGATTGCTCACAATGGAAACCCGCTCATCAAACTGTACTCTTGTTCCCAGCATGGAAAACGTCAATGTAAATGCTCTCGGTTCAAAAGATATACGGCCAAGCGCCTCGTTAAACCGTACCGGAGAATTTCGTCCCGGCACGGTAACGGTTTCTGCCTGGGACTTCGGTATAGGAAAATCAACGGTTTCTCTTATCCATCCAAGCTTAAGCATGGAAGTGTCGTTGATCAAAATGTCTGGTATCATAGTGCAAGCCTCCTTGTTATTTTCTGCTGTTTTCCAAGACCATTATCGATTGCCGGAAGAAGATGTCCCACCAGTGTTCCATCCTCCAGATAGATTCCCTTCGAACTATTGTCCGCAATAATAGCCAGATACTTTTCCATACCGCTCATATCCAGCTTGCTGTCAATCATCGCTTCCAGCTGTTTATAAAAAGCAGAAAGCGGCAAGATGGCCTCTGCACCCGACTCTCCTCCTACCATCAATGAAGATCCATTCATACCAAATGCGGTAGGCTTGGTCATGATACCGCCATCCTTATACCAATCAATAGAAAGATGTGGAACAGATGGCGGTGCAATGGAAAGACTGCCCGTTACTCTAAAGTGCGGGAGTTTGATATGAGGGAGTGAAATCTTCATGCCAGAGAAAAATCCCTTGATGGCATCGACCACGCCTTTGACCTTATTCTTTGCCGCCTCAATTGGTGTAATGATTGCAGACTTTATTCCGTTCCAGACCGAAGTTGCGGTACTCTTGATGCTGTTAAATACAGAAGATACCGTACTCTTCACCGCATTGAATACCGTACTGACGGTGTTCTTGATAGCATTCACCGGAGTGGTAACGGCCGTCTTTACCCCATTCCATACTGTAGCAGCTGTGTTTTTAATGGCATTAAATACTGTAGTTACAACGTTTTTGATAGCGTTCACCACTGTTGTAACAACCTGCTTTATTGCATTCCAGACCGTAGTAAATACCGTTTTGATACCATTCATCACTGTGCTGATAACAGAAGAAACGGCATTGATAACGGTAGTCACCTTTTCTTTTATCGCATTCCAGACGGTAATAATAACGCTCTTGCAGTTTTCCCAAATAAATCGAAATGGCACTGTGATGATGTCAAATGCAGCCTGAAAGAAAGATGCAATGAACATCACGGCAGTTGTGACAACATTCTTGATACCGTCCCAGATTCCCGAAAAGAAGGAAGCGATACTATTCCACAGATTCACAAAGAAACTCTTGATACCAGACCAAGCCTCATTCCAACTTGTGCCAAACCATCCAAGCACCACATTGGCAGCGTTCTGAATGACGTTCATATAGTTTGTAAATGTATTCTTAATGAAATCCCAAACAGAGCCGAAGATGCCTTTGACACCCTCCCACACCTGAGACCAGTTTCCGGTAAAGATGCCGATAAACACATCGAGGATTCCTGTGATAACTCCAAGTGCTCCCTCCAGAATATTAGCAATTTGCGTAAATACTCCTTCAAATACCGGAGCCAGGAAATTACATAATGCATTCCAGATGGCAGATACCACTTCTTTAAAGTTCTGAAAATCAAAGCCCAGTGCGTTCAGTCTTTCGGTAATACCTTGTGCAAAGCTGCTGAAAATTTCTTTGATTCGATTCCAAATCCCAATGATGCTGTCTCTAAATTTCTCATTTGTGTTCCATAAATGAATAAATGCAGCTACTAAAGCTCCGATGACTGCCACCACTGCGACAACTGGAGCAGAAATGCCACCAATGGCAGCACCTACCTTTCCCATTACACCGGACACTCCTCCTGCATTCGCAACAAGACTTGTGATTTTAAGACCGAGCTTACTGAACGCTTGCATAGTCACACCCACTTTGGATATGACCGTGCCAAGGATCACAAGGAATGGACCTAAAGCCGCAACAAAAAGACCGACCTTTACAATGACCTGTCTTGTACCCTCATCAAGATTATTCAACCAATCTACAAAGGACTGAATCTTTGAAACGATATTCTTTACCATCGGCATCAGTGTTTCACCGATGGAAATAGCAAATCCCTCCACTGCAGATTTCAAAATGGTAAGCTGTCCCTTTAAGTTATCCAGCTGAGTATCCGCCATCTGCTGTGCGGCTCCGCCACTGTTTTCAATGGCTGTCTGAAGATCCGTCCAGGTATCTCCGGTATTGGCAAGCAGTGCATTCACCGATGCAAGGTCTGTCTTATTGAAAATGGTTGCTATGATGTTCGCCTTTTCCGCAGATGTCATACCGTCCATTGATTTATTCAGATCACCCAAAATATCATTTAGTGAACGCATATTGCCTTCGGAGTCATAAGTCTGAACACCTAGCTTTTCCATTGTTTTGGCTGCACCATCTGTTGGGTTTTGCAAAGACAGAATAACATTTCGAAGATGCGTACCGCCTTCCGCACCTTTGATACCGTTGTTAGCTAAGATACCAAGAGCTGTATTCAGTTCGGCAGTACCACCTTTAACACTCTTTGCGGTTGCACCGATAGTAAGGATACCTTCGCCAAGCTGGCCTACCGATGTGTTTGTACTGGATGCGGTTTTTGCCATCTGATCCACCATCTTATCGGCATCCTTGGTTTTTAGTCCAAGCGCAGACATGGCATCCGTTACCATGTCGGATGCAGATGCCAAATCGATATTGCCTGCGGCCGCTAAGTTCAGAACGGTTGGCAGGGTATCGCACATTTCCTGCGTATCATATCCGGCAAGAGCCAGGTAATTAAGAGCTTCCGCACACTCACTTGCAGAATAAGCAGTCTTGGCACCCATCGTCTTTGCCAGGTCAGATAAGGTATCCATTGTGTTGACAGACTGACCGTTCACCTTGGACATCGAATTCTTTGTAATTCCCATTGTTGCCTGTACCTGGCTCATGGAAGATTCAAAGTCCGCTGCTGTCTTTACGGCAGCACCGCCCATCGCAGTAACGGCCGCTGATGCAACAGACACTTTCTTTCCAGCGTTTGCAATGCTGTCTCCGGCATTTTCTAATTTTCCGCCAACCTCACCAATCTTTGTCAGTGTCTGATTTGTCTTGGATGCCTGAGATTCAAGCCTTTTAAGTTCTGCCTCTGTTGCGGCAATTTCCCTTTGAAGTGCATCATACTGCTCCTGAGAAATCTCACCCTTTTGCAACTGCTCATTTGCCTGCTGCGCTGCCGTCTTCAAGGTGGTCAGTTTCTCTTTTGTTTCTCCAATTGCCTGCGTTAACAGTTTCTGTTTCTGAGCAAGCAGATTTGTATTGGTCGGATCCAGTTTTAGAAGTCTTTCTACATCCTTTAATGCAGACTGCGTATTTTTAATCTGACCGTTAACTCCTTTAAGAGCTGTCTGCAGCTTGGTAGTATCACCGCCAATTTCGACAGTGATACCTTTGATTCTGTTTGCCATTGGCGTCTACCTCCTTCAAAAATTGCATAAAAAAAGCCCGGCATCTTCCGAGCATAATCGTTAGAACTTATCAAAATCCTCCTGCGTTGCTAAGCTGTCATATTTCACAGAGTCATTTGCCTTCTCCGTCCAAATATCCATCACCATTCCAATCGTCAGATAATCCAAGTCTTGGATGGAAAGGCCGATTTCTAAGCAACGCAAAAGGAACAAGGGTGTTGTCATCTCCCTACTACTGCGTTTAAGTTTTTTTTAGAGTCAATATCTGTGATAAGGTTCGTTCCCCAAAGAGCAAGAATCTCCGGCAGCACTTCATAGATAGAAAACATCTCAAACTGGTCAAGCCAATCATCGATGTTATCTGGGATGGTGTTGTCCGCATGATATGCCATGATATATGCCACGTTCTCGAAGATTTCCAAATCATCGATAGCGAATTCTTCTCCCTCTTCCTTACTGCCTTTATATGAACTTTCCAGTTTTGCTAAGTCCTTAAAGATGTCTCTTTTGAACTTTGCACGGTATAATCTTGGCACTGTAGCTGAGGAACGAAATGCCACATCTTTATCCCCAATTTTAATGACTTTCTTAAGCATCTTTATTTACCTCCATTTACAGCTTGTGCTGTCTTGGCAACAGGAACATATACTGCCTTGTACCAATCGCTATAGGTTACATCTGTAGTAGTATCTCCGGTTCTTGATTTAACAAGACCATCTTCTCTTGGATCTGCTGTAAGAGATAATGTTTCTGTTCCCGGTTCAATCGTATCCTCTTTGGTCTCCGATTCAATAGACGGACGGGATGCTGAGCAGTTATACAGAACGTGACGGATGCACTTCACGTCTCCGTCAAACTCAAACAGAAGTGCAAACTTCTCTGTCTCTGTAATATTTGAGTTCTCCACAAGAACACCATTCTTGTCAAGTTCCTCCTTAAGGATGTCAGTTCTAAACCATTCCGGAATAAGGGCAATCTCTAAATCTCCGCTATAACCGTTGTTAGATACAGAACGGAAATACACGATACCATCCGCATAAAACGGAGAAGTATCACCTTCTGCATCCAAGCTAATACTTACTGCACCGGGAATTGATCTTGGTGTTTCATAGGAATAGCCACCATCCTCTGTCCTTGTCAGCTTTGCTGCATGGACGTTTTTAAGGTTGTATTTTACTTTATTCGCCATAATCTAAGCCTCCATTTCAAATGAATACAGGACTTCATACATCTTTTCACTCTCAATCCATGTTTCCAAACGGTCATAAAAAATGCCGTGACTGTCAAGCACGGATTCAACTTTCTGTTCTACCGACAAGTCCTTCAAATCGGTATACAGTTCTATATGAACTTCGTTTACCTTCAAATACACTCTTCCGTCAGCTGCAAAGTTATCACTGCCTGACAAGAGATAGCAGATAAACGGTGGATCTGGACTTTCTCCCTCTGCAAAATGGTCATATGCAAAGGGAATCCCCATTTCTTTAATAATCTGTAACAGTTCTTCCATCACATACCTCCAAGTGCTCTTGCAAATTCTGTTTCCAATGTTTCAATCGCATTCTCTTCTGCCTGGGCAATGTGAGGTCTTGCAGCCACTCTTCCACCGCCACGTTTTGCATGACCGTGTTCAAGAAGGTGGGCAAGCTGATATCGGTTCTTGGAGTGTACTGTCAGTTCAAGTGAATTTGAAGTTTCCTTCGTTTTCTTGACTGACCAGCTCTTCGCATAGGCTCCCGTATCCTTTGGAGCAGATGCAGCAATATCTTTCCTTACTGTATTTCCCGCCTTCCTTACAGACTTCTTTAAATCATCTGTAGCCAGATCAGCATACTCCTTGAGACCGTTCATGATTTCATCTGCGAGGTTATCAATCTTTATGTTTGCCATGCCTACCTCCTCACTTTCTCACATTTCAGTTTTAGGCATTTCTTCTTATAGTTCATGTGGTCGATAGAAACGATGTTATAAAGGGAGCCTTCGAATATAACTCTGTGTTTTGTAACATCAAGGTCTGCAAAAGCCTTACAGTATCTAACCGTAAACGAAATATCCGAATCATCTACAATAAGACCTGCCACACTCTTTTCAGAACCGCCTTCGCCACTTACCGTTGCAAAGCAGGTGTGATAGTCAGTCCAGGTATTCTTATGATTGCCGATGGCATCTACAACAGTTTCATTCTTCTGCACGGTAATCTTCACATTCAAAAGAGCAATATCCATCAGAACACACTCCTTCTTACCCCTTCAAGCAGGGAGCGAAGTGAAATGGTCAGCTGATGATGGTCTGCATCTTCTCTGTGTTCATACAGATAGGCAACTGCGTACATGACAGCAATCTTAGATGATGGAATCGCACCAAGTTCATCCACGGATAACCTGGCTATATCTGCACAGAGATTCTGCCCGGTTGTTACAAAATTTTCGATAAGTGCATCATCGTCATCAAAGTCCACTCGAAGGTAACCCTTCATCTCATCAAGATTTACAATCATATCTATCACCACCTCTGAAAAAGACTGTGACACCTTATGACTGGCATTCCCTATATCTATATATAGGCTTAATTTTTTATCCCTTTAGAAAAGGATAGTAAATAGCCGTCATAAAGTGTCACACATTATTGTTTTAAGTTTTATTTACCTGCCGCCTGTGTTTCTTCCTTAAGTTTTAAAATCTTAACCGCTTCAGGAAGGATAAGCTTACCATCAACTCTTTCCTTGGCTACATAACCAACCATGCCGTTACCAGCGAAAAGTTCACGAAGTTCTGCAAAAGAACGAGAACCACGGTCACCGATGTTGTAGTAGCTGTAATCACCGAATGCAATCGCATTTGTAGGTGCAAAAGCAGAAGTGTGAACAGCATAGCCAAGCACTCTGTCCGGTTCTCCTTCCTTGTATGAAGGCTGCCAGATATATGCTCCGTTGTTATCCTTAAGCTTTCTAAGAGAAGCAAGTGTTGCATCATTCATGATGAAAGAAGCTTTCTTACGATAAGGTCTCTTGAGTCCATACACAAGATCGATAAGGTCATCGGACTTGATTGCAGCTGTAAGTGTTCCAGCAATCTGACCGCCACCAGTCTTAGCAAAAATGCCAGTCGGCTTGCCCTTACCATCTCCGTTAAGAAAGGCATCCTCTTCAGCATTTGCTAAAGCCTTACCGAACTGAGTGATGATGTAGTTTTCAAGACCGAAGGCATTGTCATAAAGAAGCTCTTCTGTAACCTTGATTGCTACATGAAGCTTGTAGGCATCAAGATAGATCTGATCGAATGTTGCATCACCAAAAGATAATGCTCCACCTTCCTCAATCCATGCTGCTGCAGGCTTGGTAGCTGCGATGTTAATTTTGTGCTGACCTGCAGTAGTAATCTTTGTAGCAAGACTACGCATGATGTTCTCACCATCAAGCACATCGATAAGTCTGCGGTCATACTCTTCCGGCACAAGGTAACCACCATCGGCATCTACACCTTCCTGAAGTACATTGCTTACATTACGGAAATTAGAACGCATTGCAGAAAGCATTGCATCCTTATAAGCATCGGAAGCACGACCCTTCTTTTCTTCCTTGGCATCACCCATAAAAGGCTTACCAGTAATAGGAGAATTAACAGGCTTTGCAAGTTCCGTCTCTCTACGTTCTGCTCTCTGCTGACGGTCAATGGCAGCAGTCAAATCCTCGATTTCCTTTTCCATTTTGTTATAGGTCGCTGTGTCCTCATCGGAAAGCACACCGTTTTTATCCTCATGAGTCTCCACAAAGTTCTTTGCGGTTTCCCACACCTTTGCTCTTTTTTCGATTAAATCCTTAATAGTCATAATAGAATTCCTCCTTAAATGAATTTCTTAATAAAGTCCAGATGCTCCTTAATCTCTTTTGCAGAAGTGCCTTTGTTTGTAGATACAGAAATCTCTGCCTGCTTTGTCACGATTTCTTTAGACTGGACATAATGTTTTTCCAGCTTGTTCATAAGAGCGTTGTTTATCGCCTTGCGTGAAAAAAGCATCGAGTCAGTTGGTTTCTTTTCCTTCTCTTCGGTGCTTTCATCATCTTCATCCTCTTCTTCGGAATCCGTATTCGGTTTTGTTTCTGCTCTTGTAACGATGTCATCAGCAAAGCCAAGTTCAACGGCCTTGTTTGCATCCATCCAGGTTTCGGCATCCATCAAGTGACTAAGTTTCGACCTTGAAAGACCAGTCTTAATCACATAGGCATTGATGATGGACTCTTTCACTTCTGCAAGCATATCGATTGCTTTTTGCATTTCTGCATGGTCACCAACTGCTACGGTTGCAGGATTATGAATCATCATCATTGAAACAGGGGACATAAGTACCATATTTCCAGCCATTGCAATGACCGATGCTGCCGATGCTGCAATACCGTCAATCTTTACTGTGACATTTCCTTTATACTGTGTGAGCATATTGTAGATCTGAGCCGCAGCCACACAGTCACCACCCGGAGAATTGATCCATACGGTAATATCTCCACTTCCGGCATTTAACTCATCCTTGAAAATCTGTGGTGTGACATCATCATCAAACCAGCTCTCTTCAGCAATTGTGCCGTGCAACTCAAGGACTCGCTCTGCGACTTCTTCGTTTGCCTGGTTCAGAGTCTTTCGGCTCTTCCAGTTCCAGAACTTCTTGTTCTTCATTCGCTTTCTCCTCTCCGTCTGATGTATCCGGGCTTGCAGCAAAGATACCTGCATCTTCAAGCTTAGTCATATTGCCGTTGATAAGATAAAGGTCACCACCGAGTTCGGCAGGAATCCTGTCGAGATTCTCAAGTTCCCTTATGTCATTGGCAGACATCCAACCATTCTGTCTTGCAGTGGCATAACCGTTCATTCGACTCTGATAATCTCCACGCAAAAGTCCGTCTACATTAAACTTTATAAAACAATTCTGTTTTTCCTCTGCTGTTAACAGAGAACGAGCCATATTCTGCTCCCACCTTGAAACCCAGGGATCAAGAGTGTATTTCACAAATTCAAGTGACTGCTGCTCAATATTAGAAAAGCTCGACTTCTCAAGGTCTCCTACCATATGTGGAGGCACTCTGAAAATTCGAGCAATCTCATCTATCTGAAATTTTCTTGTTTCTAAAAACTGTGCTTCGTTCGGAGAAATGGAAATCGGTGTGTACTTCATTCCTTCTTCCAAAACAGCCACCTTATGCGAATTTGCACTACCACCAAAAGTCTGTGACCAGCTGTCCCTTACCTTTGATGGGTCTTTTAATGTTCCCGGATGTTCAAGCACTCCACTTGGTGCAGCACCATTGGCATAAAACTTACTGCCATACTCTTCAGCTGCAATTGCAAGACCGATAGCATTCTTGGCCATTGCAATAGGCGAGTAACCTACAAGACCGTCAAAGCCAAGTCCCGGAATATGCATGACCTCATCAGGAGCAAGCTTAACAGAAGATCCTTTATTGGTTGGGGCATCATCTGAATTTACCTGGTACTCATAATAAAGACGTCCGTGTTCATCTCTGTCCACTTTCATCCTGTCCGGCATGAGCGGATACAGTGCGATAATCTCTCCCTTGCCATTCCTGATAATCTGTGCGTAGGCATTTCCCCACAACAGAAGATGCGTCATAAGGGTTTCCCTAAAAACAAAGCTTGTCATTTCAGGATTCGGCTCATCATGGAGCAATATATAAAGTGGATGCTCTGTAGCTTTTACCTTACTTCCGTTCTCATCATATTTATAAAAATGTAATGGCAGGCTTGCCACTGCTTCTGACAAGATACGGACACAACTGTAAACGGCAGTCATCTGCATGGCAGAGCGTTCATTTACTCTTTTTCCACTCGTGCTATTGCCCATAAAAAAGCTATATGCACTGCCACTTGTTCTGTTTGTGGGAGCATCTCTTGTCCTAAACAAGCCTTTTAGAATTCCCATTCTAGTCACCTTACCTTTCCAAATTAAAAGACTAATAAGCCTCGTGTATCGTAGACCGATTCTGTCACTTCATTACCACATCTGATTGCTCTGTCAAGTGCCATGATTGTTGCAATGGCACCGTCAATCTTTTCAGTTGATTTTTCCTTATCTGCCTTGATGTTTCCTGCAGGATCCGTACGAATAAAGATGTTATCCATATTCCATCTTAAAACCGGATGACCACCGTGTGCGATTTTCTTTTCCAACACCAGTTTCATCAGTTCCTTGGTTGGTGGACTCATATCCTTGAATCCCTGTCCGAAAGGCACAACGGTAAATCCCATGCCTTCCAGATTCTGAACCATCTGTACTGCTCCCCAACGGTCAAAGGCAATCTCTCTGATGTTGAATCTCTCACCAAGACTTTCTATGAAATTCTCGATGTAGCCATAGTGAACAACATTACCTTCGGTTGTCTGCAGGTAACCTTTTCGCTCCCACAGGTCATAGGGAACGTGGTCTCTTCGCACTCGAAGGTCAAGGGTGTCTTCCGGCACCCAGAAATAAGGAAGAACGATATATTTGTCATCCTCATCAAGCGGTGGGAATACAAGTACGAATGCCGTGATATCGGTTGTACTGGATAAGTCCAGTCCGCCGTAACATACACGACCTTCCAAGTCATCTTCATTAACGGCAAAGTTACAGGCATCCCACTTTTCCATCGGCATCCATCGTACCGACTGTTTTACCCACTGATTAAGTCTTAGCTGTCTGAAGGAGTTTTCTTCTCCAGGATTCTGCTTTGCGGAGTCACAGGCAGCTTTTACTTTTTCTATAGCAACGGTAATGCCAAGTGATGGATTTGCCTTTTTCCATACTTTAGGGTCTGTCCAATCTTCTGATTCATCTGCGCCATAGATAACAGAGTAAAATGTCGGATCAACCTTTCTTTCCGCCTGAATATCCAGCGCTTTCTGATGTATCTCATAGCAAATGGAATTGGTATCATTTCCGGCTGTGGTGATCAGAAAGTACAGTGGCTGCATTCTTGCGTCACCACTTCCTTGTGTCATTACGTCATAGAGTTTTCGGTTCGGCTGCGTATGAAGCTCATCAAAGATTACTCCGTGCGTATTAAAGCCGTGTTTATTGGCAACATCCGCTGATAAAACTTGATAAAAGCTGTTCGTTGGCTTATATATCAGTTTCTTCTGCGACTCCAGAATCTTCACTCGCTTCATCAGTGCCGGAGAGAACTTCACCATGTCTACAGCCACATCAAATACGATTTTTGCCTGATTTCTATCTGCTGCACATCCGTACACTTCTGCTCTTTCTTCTCCATCACCACATAAAAGAAGAAGTGCAACGGCAGCTGCAAGTTCTGATTTCCCCTGTTTCTTGGGTATTTCAATATAAGCTGTGTTGAACTGTCTGTATCCGTTTGGCTTTAATACTCCAAACAGATCTCTAATAATCTGTTCCTGCCAGTCTATCAATTCAAATTTCTTTCCTGCCCACGTTCCTTTGGTATGGCATAGTTCCTCAATAAAGCTGACAGCATAATCTGCCATCTGTTCATCGTAATGAGAAGACTTCGCCATAAGCTTCGTTGGTTTATACTTTTTCAGTTTTCTCATTTGCCATTACCTCCACAAATAAAAATAGCCACCATCATCGGTGACGCCAATAAATATTTCTATACGAGATACAGAAGCCTTTCAGCTTCCGTTCCCGATAACATTTCGTTATTCAGTCTAGTTAAAATCATTTAAAAGGATGCAAAGAGCAAGTTCCGCCTCTTCGCAGGTCGGCTCAATATCCCATCCTCTGTCGTAGTTGGCAATCCATTCTCCATCCATCTTAAGGCTCAGTTTGGAAATCTTACCGCCGTTGATGCCGTAATCCTCGCTGGGTTCTTCAAAATGTTTCACCCAGTATTTTACGTTCTTGTATCCGCCATCCTTCTTAGGAATTCCGATTGTTCCTTCTGACCACATGCTTATCTCACCTCCATCTTGATTGCTGGAATTCTTGCATGCTCTCCAGTCTTCCAGTCGGTGTGTCTTGCGTTGACTGTTGTAAGTCCGTTCATGCAAATGCCTTCTTTCTCAAATGCTGCGAGGGTTTCGATAAGGCTTGAAAATGTTGAACTGATGGTAAACTCTGTAATGCCTTCTGCTCTTAAGCAGTCTGCAATCTCTTTGATGTCGTAATCCCAAATGACCTCGTTAAAATCAATAAGGTCGTTGCCAGATTCTTCTTTGGAAGTTTTGTATGCCCAGAAAAGTGTAGGATTGATTCCTGCGTCCTTAAGGTTTCTTGCCTTCTCTTCGATTGCCTTTTCAAATGTTCTGATTTCCTTCATTGTGATGTCCTCCTAAGTGTTTTCTTTTCCTTTCGGTACACTATATATCACTCTAAAAGCACATAATAGCAAGTTAATTACTGGCATAAATGTAACAATTATTTCAGTAGATAACTGTGTATTTTATGTCTCTCCATAAAGGATGAAATGGACATAATCTGCTCGATTTTCCTCTAGGAAAATCACAAGTTCGTAGAAACCATATTCATTGGCAAGCCTCTGAACCATCGTTACATCAAACATATTGGTAAGACCTGAGACTCTGATATATAAAATCTGTTCTTTTATCTTCTCATCCATAATCTTACTCCTCGTCTGTACAATCCGGCAGTCCCATTGCAAGTTCTGTATACACCTTTGTGTATCTGCTTTGTTCACTGCCTTCGGATGATGCCATTGCTCGAAGGTAAAACTCCATCGCATCTTTTCTGCTGTCCCAAGTTTCAGTATTTCCGTAGCAAGTCACCTTTACGCTGTCCAGTTTTCTGCAACTGTCCTCTCCATATACTACATTTAATCCGGAACCATTATCCCAAGCAACCATAATGCTTGCTGTATCATCCACACCCATGACCGTGCCTTTCGTTCCAATCGGTGGTGCCTGCAAATCGTCCATTCTCACAAGTTCTACTCTGCATCCGATAGGATACTGTCTGCGTACCCTTTCCACAATCTCTTTACTTGGAAATCTCATCGTCTGACACCTCCTTCTTTGCTACATTTTTGAAAGCAGATGAGCCACTGAGATTCTTTAGCAGAATCTTTCTGTCGGCTTTGTATTCCTCACCGATAAACCCAAGTCTTAAAAGGAAACATCTGAATGCGTATTTCTCATTGCTGACTTTCTTTTCTGTTGAGTTGATGCTTTTCTGTTCTTTACTCATCTTGCAGAGTGCTGCAATGAAATTCTGGTAAGCTTGACAGGTTTCTGCATCCGGGAGTTCGGAAAACCAAGGAAATGAAACTTTTTCCTCATCAATTTCAATTCGAATGTCATCCACTCCTAACGCTTTTTTGATTAACTCTCCTTTTGCATCAAGTAAGTTTGTAAGGTTACAAACTCCAACATTCTCAATGGGAATTGCCACTGTAAGACCCGCATCTTCGCCCTGTGGCATTTCTTCCGGGTCTTCGGATACTTCCTTGCTTTCGTAAGCAAAGCCTCTGTCGGCAAGTTGCTGAAGAAGGTCTTCGATATCCTTTGGAAAGATGTTCTCCTCGAACTCTGCATCACCGTTTTTGTCGATAATCAATCCACCAAAATCATAAGCAGCTGTTGGCATCCCCTTGTACTTTGGCTTTGTTCCGAGGATTTCTCCAATTGCTGTAACCAGTGCTTTTCTCTCTGCTCCGGTTCGGTTAAATTCTACTCTCATTTATGAGTACCTCCTTTATTTTTCGGTACTACATATATCACTCTGAATCACGTAAATAGCAAGTCATATCTGTAAATATCTGAGTAAATATGAACCGATTTATCCATCATGATTTTGTGCATAATATGCTATTCCGGAAAGCACGAACACCACATTAGGAAGTGCTACACCATTGCCCCACATCTTATACTCCGCTGAGTCTGAATGTGGGTTCTTAAGCCATTTTCTGATTTGATTATCTGTCTTCGGCTTTGTTTTCTTTCCAAGTGCATCAGTGTGTGTCTGAAAGATTTCTCTCCATATAGAAATATCCTCATCGGTAGGATTCTCTGTTCCAAGCTCATCACACCAACAATCCGGAAATCCCTGCAGTCTTGCACATTCCGTAGGGGTAAGTCTTCTCACAATATATCTCGGTTCATTAACGATAGGTGGATCCTTGTAATCTGTGGCAACGAGTGTGTTTGCCATTTCTTCTTCAGCGGATGTAAAAAATGATGCCTTGGATGAACTATACACCGGATGAGCTACTCCACTTGCTCCTGCTGCCACAATAGTCGGTTCTACTTCCTCTTCAATCTGGAAACTGAACTTTGCATTATAGCCTTGGTTCATTGCGGATCTGCCAATACCATATGCAGGCTCTCCTACAAAATTTTCATGAGGATTTCCCATCATCTGAGAAGACGGTCCCTTTGGACCATCGTTGGCAGAAAGTGTCGCATGAATATCTGCAAATGCCACTGCGTGTTGCTCCGTTGCATTTAATGTGTACATGACATCTGATTCCTTATATCCATCACCCTTATGAGAAGGACGAGTGCCATTGCCTTCAATCACAGCAATGCCGCCTTGGTTGCAGCCGGGATTCCCACCATTGCCATCAATGGTTCTGCTTGTATCTGCTTCATAAAATCCACTGTTTGGATTTGCAGATTTCATGGAATTACTGTCCTTGGAGCAGATGCCGTAAGCAACAGGCTGGAATAATGTCTGATCATTGTTTGTTCCAAGTGTTGCTGACTTGTTCTCCTGGATTAGCGGACCCTTTCCTCCGCCTTCACATCCACTTCGGATTTTCAATGTCTTTGGTGTTTCCACTACAAACGGCTGATTGTTGCCGCCTGTTCCATAAGTAGAAAGAACGGTTTGAGACACATCAAGAGGACCCGTATATCTTGCATCCTGTCCGTGGTTTTCAAACATTAAGCCGATGCCTGCATCTTGAGTGCCTTCTCTAAAAGCGGAGGCAGAACTTTGCCACGACTGGATGCTCTCCTTAGAATACCCAGACAAGCCTTCTGACTCAAATAGTATTTTTCCGGCACACCAATCTGCAAAATCTGCGACAAGGTAGATACGTTTTCTTCTCTGGGGTACTCCCCAAAACTGAGCATCAAACTGTCTCCAGGCAACGGAGTAATTATCTCCCATGATTTTTCCTGCACGGTTCCATTTGTTAGGTTTAGGCACTGACACTGATTCATCTTTGATTTTGCAGACCTCTTCGAGTACTGTTCTGAAGTCTTCTCCCTTGTTGGAGCTGAATGCTCCGGGGACATTTTCCCAGACGATAAATCTAGGTTTTCTGCCATCTGTCTTACACCTCATTTCTTTTATGATTCTGACTGCCTCGTAAAACAAGCTAGACCTTGAACCGCCAAGTCCATCACGCTTGCCTGCAATACTCATATCCTGGCATGGACTGCCAAATGTGATGATGTCTACAGGTTCAATCTCTGCTCCGTTCATCTTGGAGATATCTCCATAGTGCTTTACCTGTGGCAGTCTTTTTGTTGTAACTCTTATGGGAAATGGCTCAATTTCTGAACTCCAAATCGGAGTGATACCGGAAATTAGTCCTCCCAAAAGAAACCCCCCGGAACCATCAAACAGACTTCCGAGGGTCAAATTCTTATTCTCCATCTGCTCCCTCCACCTCTTTTACAAGGTCGGAGTAAGCAAGTTTCTCTCCGTTTCTTATAACGAATACATTATCTGTATCACCGGTATCCTCAACATATCTGCGAAGGATGACGGATGCGTATTTCTCATCAAGTTCCATCGTATGACATACACGGTTCGTCTGCTCACAGGTCATGAGCGTTGAACCACTGCCACCAAAGGTATCAATGACGATTGCGTTTTCCTGACTTGAATTTCCGATTGGATAGGCAAGCAGGTCAAGTGGCTTTGAAGTCGGATGATTCTTATTCTTCTTCGGCTTATCGAAGTTCCAGACGGTTGTCTGACTTCTGCCTGCATTCTTGCTCCAGTAGTGCTTTCCATTCTGTAGAAAGCCATAAAGGACTGGTTCATGCTGCCACTGATAATCACTTCGGCCAAGCACCAGAGAGTTCTTTACCCAGATGCAGCACCCGGATAAATGAAAGCCTGCATCCATGAAAGCCTTTCTGAAATTAAGACCTTCTGTATCTGCATGAAATACATAAGCCGAGCCACCCTTTTCAAGATGCTCGGCCATGTTCTTAAATGCGGAAAGCAGAAATTCATAGAATTTATCATTTGTCATCTTATCATTTTTTATGGATAAGCCATCGGAACTTTCAAATGCCACATTGTACGGCGGGTCCGTTACGATAAGGTTGGCTTTTTTACCATCCATAAGTGCAGCTACGTCTTCCGAGGAAGTCGCATCACCACACATCAGTCTGTGTCTTCCGACTGTCCAGATATCACCACGCTTTACAAATGCTGCTTTCTCAAGTGCAGCTGACAAATCGTAGTCATCATCCTTTACCCCGGAAGTATCATCCGAACCAAAGAGATCCGCAATCTCGCTTTCGTCAAATCCCGTAAGTCCGATATCAAAGTCCTCACTCTGGAGAGCCTCAATCTCAATACGAAGTAACTCTTCGTCCCATCCTGCATCCATTGCCATTCGGTTGTCTGCCAAAATATACGCTTTCTTTTGTGCTTCTGTAAGGTAGTCCACAAATACACAAGGCACTTCAAGTATTCCTTCTTCCTTTGCAGCAAGGATTCTTCCATGACCTGCGATAACATTAAACTCTCGGTCAATGATAACAGGATTGATGAAACCGAACTCACGAAGAGAAGAACGAAGTTTCATTACCTGCTCGGCAGAATGAGTTCTTGCATTATTCACATAAGGAATTAGTTTTGATACAGCTACAAGCTGCATCTCAGTAGTTGTCTTACTCATAGCCACCTCCACTAAAAAAGACCCCACTCAGCGAATTTTTCAAATCCACCTACGGAGTCTATGTAATCTTTTGCAATATTCACGATGTCCTGATACGGGATTCCATCGATTGTATCATCACCAATGGCACAACAGATTTCTACTGGTTTACCCGTTTTCTGTGCTTTTAGAAAAGCATAGATATTGACAGATACATCAGCCTTTGACAGATCCTTTCCATGAAGGCCTCCGCCCGTCACGGACTCAGCCATGTCACTTCCAAGCTTTCTGTTGGTCGCACCGGAATCTACATCTATGCCGCCGGTCCAATCACCAAGCGGATTGATTTCCGCATTTGGATATGTGTTTTTCAAATCTGTAGTTTTTGCATTGCTCTGACAGATGATCAACCTAGCTTCATCAAGAATGTACTTTCCATCATATGGATAAGAAGTGTAAATTTCTCTTGCAATCTTAGAGAGTTCTTTTTGCTCCTCTGTCAGTGGCATTCCCTTAAAGATTCCATTGTCACCACATCTGATTTCCTTTGACTGATTTTCTGCCAAATGCACATCTTGCGGCACAATCTGAATGAATACTCGAATACCTGGAGCGAACCTATCAACGATAAATGCGACATCTTCCTTTTCCATATCTACCGATGTTTCAATTACCACATGGCCATAGCCATGACCGATAAGCACCTCTGCTGCAATCTTCGGATTTTCCTGTTTCTTATACGCAAGGTCGACAATCGCACCTGCAATTCTGTCTGCCACCTTATCCGGATGGCTCGGATTCACTTTTTCAATCATGCTATCTTCCTTCCCTTGCTCTTAGGAGTCTCTCCATCAAATCATTCTGTGGAGCAGCATCGTCATAATCGGTACTGCAGTTCTCCTTCACAATCTGAAATATTTCATTCCAAAGCCTTACGGCCTGGTTCATATAGTTGATGCCAATATTGATAAACGGAGATGGGATAGGTTTCTGTGTAGTTGGATGCTTGGAAAGGAAACCTAGCTTATTGGTCATCTCCTCACACTGAATCCAACGCGCAGAACACATCGCATATCTCTCAAGTAACTGTGGAGACACCTTCGATGCACATCCGATCTTCTTCAGCCACTGCCAAGTCTCCTCATAAATCTCGGATGCCTGCAGTTCTGAACCATCTCTCTGCTCTGCTGACAGGAAGTCGTGTGGCTTTGGCATCTCCACACCTTCCACATCCGGAATATCCAGAATCTCTAATCTTCGTCCGCCCGGATTTCCGTTATTTGCTTTTTCTTTGACAGCCGATTTCTTACGTCCGGCACCAGGTCTTCTGCCTCCACGGCCGCCTATGTTATTCGATTTCGTAGGCACGTCTCATGTTCCTCCTTTATTACCCTTTTGATTTCGCCTTTTTTACACGCAAGACCCCACGCCGTTCCCCGGGACCTTGATGCGTTTGAGATTTTGCCCGCCCCTGGGGTCACTTATCATAGCTGTAAACACGATGTTTCTTACTTCCATGATAATCACCACGCTCGGCATGAATCTTTGCATGACATGACTTACATAAAGCAATGAGGTTAGACCTCTCATGCGTTCCACCTTCTGACAGTGGTAACTTGTGATGAACCTCATCTACAGGCACAAGGATTCCTTTCTCAAAACACAGTTCACAGAAGGGATGTTCCTTAACATAGCTGTCACGGATTCGTTTCCACGCTCTGCCATACTTGCGGCGTACTGATGGGTCGCGGCTGTACGTCTCGTAACGTTTGGCTTCCAGCTTTCTGTGTTCCTCACAGTACCTGCCGTCAGTAAGTCTCGGACATCCGGGGTAGGCACACGGCTGTTTCGGTTTTCTTGGCACTTGGCTCACCTCCTTTTGGGCATAAGAAAAGCCCTGCAGGTCGGTGTGACCCACAAGGCTCTCTGTTACAGTCTTTCATGATATAAGTATAACACGTTCTACCGAGTAATGCGTCCGCTGTATTACTCACAGCATCTGCTCCCTTTGCAGTTTTTCATACTACCATTATAACAGGCCAGACCAGGTAATGCGTCCACGGTATTACTCATTACTTGCCATACAGCAGAACCGCCAGCTTTGTTAAAGCACGGTTCTTTTTGTTGTATGCGGAAGAACGCTCGATGTGGAAATAGTCGCAGATTTCATAAACAGCTCCTGTCTGACTGCCTTCCTCATTATAAAAGGTTTCCAACACATATCGTTCATCCTCACTCAGCTGCTCCCATGCAGGCTTGAACCATTCCATGTATTCCACCGCCTGTCTGTAACGTTCCTGCAGGATGTCGATTTCCTCGATTCCTTTTAAGATGCGTTCTTCTCCTGCCTGCGGATTGTGTGTCCTTGGCATTCCATCAAACTGTGGACTGCGGACACCGGACATTTTGTCACGAGTGTTTTTAATCTCGCTGCTTGTGTTGGCAATAATAAACTCCATGCTGCTATAATCCTTCAGTGCATCCACCGCCGCAGAACGCTTGTCTAAATACTTCCAGATAATGCTCATATCCTTACCTCCGAAATTTTATAGTCCACTCGGATTGGCTTGGATTGTCTTAGGTTGACTCTGATTTTCATAGATTGGCTTTTACGGCATCTATCAAGGCGGACTGTGAAGTATCCTTCATTTTCAGAGCCTTTACTATCCGCTCATCAATGGTGCCTTTGGCAATAATGTGTGTAATGACCACCGTTTCTGCCGTCTGTCCCTGCCGCCACAATCTGGCATTAGTCTGCTGATATAATTCCAAAGACCAGGTAATACCGAACCACACCAGGGCAGAACCACCGCTTTGCAGGTTCAGTCCATGTCCTGCAGATGCCGGATGAATGACAGCAACAGGGATACTGCCGTTATTCCAGTCGGCAATATCACGGCTTGTTTTGATTTCCCTCACAGCAAAGCGTTTCTTGATGCGTTCCAGATCATGCCGGAACCAAAATGCCACAAGGACAGGCTTCCCATTTGCCGATTCGATAATATCCTCCAAAGCATCAAGCTTTCGCTGATGGATTTCCAGGATGCTCTCATCATCGGAATAAACGGCACCGTTTGCCATCTGCGACAGTTTTCCTGTCAGCGAGGCGGCATTGGCGGCTGTGATTTCTCCGTCAGGAAGCTGAAGTATAAGGTCTTTTTTCAGTTCCTCATATTTTTTCTTTTCTTCCTCTGACAATTCCACTTCGTACTGTGTGCTGATAAGCTCTGGCATTTTTAGGTGGTCGGTGGATTTCATGGAAATCGTAATATCGGAGATTTTCTCATAAATCTGCTGTTCGGCATTCGGCAGTGGCTTATAGCTGTAAATAATCTGACCGTTTCGCTTATCCGGGGAGAAGTAGGCATTTCGGTATTGCCCAATAAATCTGCCAAGTCTCGCTCCCATATCCAGTAGTTTGAATTCTGCAAATAAATCCATCAAGCCATTGCTGGAAGGAGTGCCTGTCAATCCCACGGCTCTTTTTACTTTTGGTCTTACCTTCATCAGTGCCTTAAATCGCTTGGACTGGTGGTTCTTGAAACTTGACAATTCATCTACCACAAGCATATCGAAGTCAAATGGTACTCCGCTTTTCTCAATCAGCCACTGCACATTCTCTCGGTTAATGATATAAATATCTGCCTGTGCATTCAGTGCCGTCAACCTTTCTGCTTCTGTACCGACTGCCACAGAATACTTTAGAATTTTCAAATGCTCCCATTTTTCGATTTCTGCACTCCATGTCACCGATGCCACTCGAAGGGGTGCGATTATCAGCACCTTGTGGATTTCAAAACTGTCAAACAGCAAATCATTGATTGCCGTGAGTGATATAGACGTTTTTCCAAGTCCCATCGACAATAGAACGGCTGCCACAGGATGGCTTTTAATATATTCGACCGCATATCTCTGATATTCATGTGGCTCGTATTTCATCGATTATCCCTCCAATCTGTTCTTCACTGTCCAGGACATACACCATAAATCCCAAACGGCGGAGAAGTCGGTGCCTTGCCAATTGCAGTGGTCTTGGTTTTTCTCCCGGTGCTTTGACTTCCACAAAGGCAAACCTGCCATGCGGTAAAAGCAGTAAACGGTCTGGCATTCCATCGAAGCCGGGAGATACAAACTTCGGACAAATCCCGCCATGCTTTTTTACTGCCGTTACAAGTTTCTGTTCTATTATTTTTTCACGCATTCCATTCCTCCTGAAATTCACAAGACACAACTGACACAACAGTTTCGGAAAAATCCTATACGTGTGTATGTGCGTATACACGCTTACGATACTCTCTATATAATAGATTTCATTTAATATAGAAATTCTTGTGATACTTGTGTCAGTAGTGCTTGGATGTGCCCGTTTTAAAGGCTTTTTTACGGTTCACAACTTCTGCCGGAAACACAAGAGGACAGAATCACAACCTCTCGTAAATCCTCTGCCTTCCATAGATGGCAAGCTTTCTGATTTTGTCGGTTCTCTGCCAACCGTCCACTTTGGTCATAAGGGCAGCTATCGCATAGGAGTCGGATGGCTTGAGGTCGGATAAGTTCCTGCAAAAGCACTCGCTCCAGATCTCCGCATTGCTGACCGACTTTCTCTGCACCGTACCCTTTGCCGCAGTATTGTCCGTGAGAAAATTTCTTCTCTCATACAAATCCATGTGGCTCCAGTTGTCCGGCAGAAGTGTATTTAAGTATTCTTCGACCATGCCCTGGCGCTCATCGCTTTCCATCGCTTCAATCTGTTCGCTCATTGCTTCACTGCTTTCTTGCGAATTCAGATACAAAGGCTCGCCCTGCCCATACAGGTACTTTGCCTCTGCCCAAAGCTGCACAACTTCTTCATCGGTCATATCCCATGATTTACGCTTGCTCTGCCCACTTACCTTAATCGGCCAAAAGCGGCGATTGCCTGTAATATCACGGAGAAATCCCGTCTCAGAGTTGGTGGTACCCACAATAATGCACTGCCTTGGGTGGCTCTCAATCGTTCTGCCGTAGGAAGGACGGTAAATATCATCAGTACGGCTGACAAAGGCTTTCACTACCTCAACATCTGCTTTTTTGAGTCCTGCCAGTTCTCCCAGTTCCAAAATCCAGTATCCCTGCAGTTTCTCCGCACCACTCTTATCCTTCATATCTGTCAGATTTAAGCTGTCGGAATAATACTCATTTCCCATCTTTGCGAAAATCGTAGACTTGCCGCAGCCCTGTGGACCCACCAATACAACAACCGAATCAAACTTAGTACCCGGCTCGTAAATTCTCGCTACCGCCGCCACAAAGGATTTTCTGGTCGCAGCCTTAACATATCCCGTGTTATTCGCTCCGAGGAAATCAATATACAGATTTTCAAGCCTTACCACTCCATCCCATTCCGGCAGTGCGTCAAGCCAATCACGAAGGGGATTAAAATGCCTGTCCTCGACCACCTTGGTAAAAGCCACATCGTGGTTTCGGCTGGAGAAGGTTTCATAACGAATGTCGATGAGTGCCTTCAGCTGTGCTGTATCCGCATCCCTCCAGAACTTATTGTCACTGGGTCTTGTCCACGGAACTGCACCGGTAATCTGCACTCTGCCTACCAGTTCATTGAAAGCAATATTTGCAAAATCTGGGTCATTATTTAATATCAGCATCAGATTCCACACGCTGTTTTCCAGGCATTTACTTCTTGGCATATAGCGGAGTTTGGTCTGCCAGTTGGTATCCTCCGAAAAATCGTCTGCTGCCCTTCGCTTCTTTTCCTCCAGGTCCTGCAGCTTGACTTTGTCCAGTGTCATGGCGAACTCGCACATCTGCTTATATGATTTTTTCTCATCGTCCTCACTGAATTTATGAAGGCGGACCAGGTCAAAGGCATTGCACAGTTTACCTCCTGCAGGGTCTGTTGCATGGTGGCTGTAGGAGAATTTATCATCGTAAATTACAACACCTGCAGAACCCTCGCCAGGAATAAAATCATATCTGCCGGAGGTATCTGCGGTCGGCTCATACACACCTTGAAGAAACTCATCAATTGCCGTACTGATAGGAAAATAAACACGGTTGAACAGACCGACCACACCTTCTTTTTCAAGCGGGTCTTTCTGCTGTTTTGCATTATGGTCGGCTGCCTTGCTTTCCTTTGGTGTGGTAGGGAGCAGAGAACAATCTCTCCAATTAGGATGCTTCGCAAAAATCGTATCCGGGTCAAGCCAGTCACCGTCTATTGTGTCAAAGAGGTATTCTCCGTTGGATGGACAGGTCGGCCAGTACATCAGTTGATGTGGAGAAAATGAACACGGGTCAAGCATACTGATAAAGCCGTTATCCTGGGCATAATATCTTGCAGCCGCATTGAACTCATCTGGGGACATATCACGGCTGACTGGAATAATCATTCTCGCCCTCGGATGCTCCGGGGTATGGCTGTGGGTGGTGTAATAGCAGCCCTTGTTGGAAATTTTGCTGCCGATGTTCTGCAAAAACTCCGTTTCAATGCTATCAAGGTCATATACCAACATGGAACGGCACACCACTTTATTTGCCTGCCTACGGTTATCACGCAAATGTCCGGCAACAAATCCGCCTTTGTCCTTGATATCATCACGCTGACCTTTGGGCAGTTTCGGATATTCCTCTGCCGTTTCCGAAGTATAAATAGGACTGCGCAGGCGGTCACATAATTCATCAAATCGAATCGTTTTATTCGACCAGAACTTTGCCGTCCTGCCGTTTCCATAGGCAATACTCAAATCACGCATTTTCTGTAACCTCCTTCAAATCACTGCCAAAATAGCGCAGTCTGTAATTTTTCCTTTTGGCTCTCCTGATTTCGGCATCCATTCCGGCTGATACAATTTCTCCGAACACCCAAACCTCGCTGCAATGGCTCATCAGCACATTTCCAAAATGAAGTCCCAGTTCACGTTCCGTTAAATCGTTATCGTTAAGAAACTGTGGAAACAGCAAATGCGGAGCAATGGGGATATACCCCTGCTCCACAGCAAATCGACTGTACTTTCGTGCATTTGCAATGTTCCCGGCAATATCTCCAGAAAACGGGGAGCATACATACACAATCGGTCTGTATGCTCTTGCCGCTTTTGTTTCCTTCTCAATAGATGTCAGTGCTTCGTAGGTAGTTGGATCAGGATAGCCTTCGCTGTTATACCTGCTCACACCCACAAGCCGCACCTCCCATCAGCTTTCTGCTGCAGTTATCGCAAAGGACTGCTGTGCCAAACAGGTCAACATCACCATCTGCAAATACATCTGCAAGGTCGACCTGCACCTCCGAACCGCAGTGCGGACAGCGGCAGAATACATTTTCATCGTTGATTTCAATGGAAACCTCCATCGCATCATTCAGCTGTTCTTTCACATAAAACATCTTATTTGTCCTCCTCTAATTTGGTTTTGTACCATTCAAGATGGCGTTTTCTGTCTTCGTAAGCAGGGAATGCCACGAGCAGACCCACATCAACTTTCTGCAGGATTTCCAGCATTTCAATCTGTTCTTTGGTCAGATACGGTCTGATGCTTTTGCCTTTTTCGATGTTATTGGCAAGTCTGAACTGTTTTGCAGTCATGCCCAAAACAATGCGGTTTAACATATCGCACTCGTTGCTGAAGTGATAAGGCTTCGGTTTGTCATGGAGCAGCTTGATATTTTCGGTCAAAAGCGGGAACTCCTGTCTTGCGGATACCAGGTTCTTAATAAAAGCATCCATTTCATTAAATCTGCGAATGTACAGTTCTTTGAACTTCATAGCCTTTTGCCCGGTATATCCCATTGCCAGCATTGTGAAACCGTCACGGGTCATGCAGTAGCACGGCTGCTTTTTATTCTGGTTGTTGGTGTATGAGGACGGCGCAAAATTGCGCTGTCTGAATTCTTCACTTAATCCGGATGTTGGGTCAGTGATTTTGCGGATATCACGCAGTACCTCTTTATGGTTCTTCTCAAAAAACTCCGCTACAAACAGGCTGTCCACTCTTGCGGTGTCATGTGCATCGGCAAAGATGCCATATTCGTCTTTGGGTATCAATTCTTTCATAAAAATACCGCCTTTCATAAAAGTAGGGTCTTGCCCTCTGATAGTGAAAGGACAAAACCCTGCGTTTTAAGAACCGTATTTTTAATCTTTTTTATAGAAGTTGCATTCATACCCGTCAGCACGGAGAAGAAGCCCGGAAATCCAAGCCGGAGTCCTGCCCATCTGCTCACATATGGCATCAAGGGAAACCCCCATACTGCACTCAATAATCAATTCATCATGCACATGACCGCAGATAAAGCAGTGCGACAAGGTTCTCATGGAATGAGCCAAAATATCCCTGCTGATTGCCTGCACGATATTTTCGACAAACTTGGGACCGTAACTTTCGATACGTTCCCACTTCTTCGTACCGCCGACACCTTCATAGGTTACAGACTCACCGCCGAAGCGGTTCTCTCCCATGCGAGGCTTCACATAAGACAGCTGCCTGCCGCTTGGAAGAAGAATGAACAGCATCCCGCTCTGGTAACGAAAACGGATACCGTGTGTTTCTGTCGGTACTCTGTTTTTGACCGTATCCTTTACACAGCGGTCAACATCCCACCAGAACCTTACGATATTTGGATTGGCGGCTCTCCATGAATCCACAAGCGGCTGTAATTCCTCCTCGGAAAGTCCCATATCAAGGGCACCCATCGCCTTCAAAGCACCGACCGAACCGCCGTAGCCAAGAGCCAATTCAGCAATTTTGCCCTTTTGACGGAGATTTCCGTTGACACCATGCTTTTCTACCGGAACACCAAACATGGCGGATGCCGATGCACAATAAATATCCCCGTTATTTGCAAAGACTTCCGTTCGCCAGTTTTCTTTTGCAAGATGCGACAGCACCCTGGCTTCAATTGCCGAGAAATCCGCCACCACAAATTTCATACCTGGTCTTGGCACAAAGGCAGTACGGATAAGCTGTGACAGTGTGTCCGGGATATCATCGTATAAAAGTTCCATCGCATCATAATTGCCGGACTCCACCAGTCCTCGTGCCTGTTCCAAATCCGGCATATGGTTTTGAGGGAGGTTTTGCAGCTGTATCATTCTGCCCGCCCATCGGCCACTGCGATTAGCCCCATAAAACTGAAACATTCCTCTGGCTCTGCCGTCCATACATACTGCGTTCTGCATTGCCTGATATTTTTTTACAGAGGACTTGGATAACTGCTGTCGCAGCTGCAGAACCTCTGCCAGTTCCTTTGGAGCAGTTTTAATCGCCTGCGCCACTTCCTTTTTGCCAAGGCTGTCCATCTCCAAGCCGTTATCTGAGAGCCACTGCTTCATCTGCACCACAGAGTTTGGATTATCCAAGTCCGTCAGTTCCTGCATTTTCTCTGCCAGCTCCGCCTTGGACTTTTCATCAAAAGCAATGGCATTCTCCACCACCGCCATATCAAGAGCAATCCCTCGGTCATTGATTTCCTGGTCGAGGTGATATTCATCCCACACAAAATCAGGCACAGGGTATTTTTTCAATTTGTCCTGTATGGACATCTCCACTTCCACATCCCTCTTGTTATAGTAAATAAAGGTATTCCATTTCTCCATATCATGCTCCGGCAGATTGCGTGTCCTGCCGCCATTCACTTTGGTCGGCTTGCAGGGAACACAGAAATACCTTATGAGGTCTTTGCCTTCCTTCAGCTTCTGTTCTTCCAATCCCAATACCATGCCGGCTCCCGCAAGAGATAACGGCAGACCCATATATGCCGCCCATATCATGGAGCATTTCCAGGCAGAGGGGTCAAGGTAATCTCCAACCGTATCCTCATTAATGCTGTAGCTGTTAAAATATGCCGGGTAGTTCCTTTGCAGCCACACCGACAAACAGATTCTCTCGAAAGCCGCGTTAAATGCCCACTTGGTCACGGTATCATCAGTCAGTGCTTTGATAATGTCAATCGGCACGGTATCGCCCTGTGCCATGTCATAGACCACAACCGCACCACCATTTACGGATACACCAAACAGCAGGATTTCAAAATTAGGGGACTGGGAATATTTATAGACCCCACATTTTTGCAAATCCACATCTGAAAAGGTCTCCAAGTCCAAGGACAATGTTTGTATTTTCTCCATATTGTCACTCCTTCATATAAGCAAGGCGGCGAAGAATACACCTCCGCCGCCCGCTGTCATTTACTCTGCCTTATCAGCAGACTCTTCGTTTTTCTTACGCTTCTTTTCCTTATAGGTGTCGATAGCACACTTGATGAGAAATCCCACATTTGCAATGAGAGTACCCATCACGGCACCAAAACACACGGAAAGCATCATACTCTGAATGGTTGTCATAGTAAGCTGGCCTCCTTATGCGAGAAAATCTTCATCTACATCGGTAGCAAAATCGTCCTCGGCACGGCTCTTTCCGCCAAGAGACTCTCCGTCCTTAATCTTCTGAAGATTATTCAAACCGCAGGCGATACCCTTATTCCCATTGGAATTGAAGGCATAGAAGTTGATGGATGCACGGCCATACACACCGCTGTACACCTCACTGCGGTCAAGAATCGGCTGACGGTCTGCGTCAACAATACCGGGAGCAGTCGCAGAGTTGGCATTGACGAAGTAACAGCCTGCATACGCTGCATCGTCGGGTCTTTCCAAATCTCCGTCACGAAGAGGAGTCTTGAGAATGGACAGAGCAGGTACACTCTTGCCATTGCCTTTCAGCTTGGATTCACCCTCTTCATAAGCAGACTGGATGGCCGCCTTAATCTTGTTTACCGTTGCGGTATCAGACTTCGGAATGATAAGGCTCACACTGTACTTCGGTGCGCCACCGTTGATGGATTTCGGATCCCACACGTTTGCGTAAGACCAACGGGTATTGACTCCTGTGATTACCTTGGTAGGGTTTGTGTAATTCTTTGACATATTAGTTGTCCTCCTTAAAATCGTTAGCTGCTGTATTCATTGCCGGACGCTTGTCCGACATAGGCACCAATGTTGGCTTGCCCTGTGGTTTTTCAATAAACCCGGAGAGCAATTTTTCAAATTTTGTCTTGCCGAGCAGTTTGGTCATTGCGGTAATACCCAGAACCTTATGTTCAAACGGGTCATAGCCTGCGTTCTTGACCGTATCTGCCACGGCTGTTTCATTTACATACTTCCTGTTGGAGCGTCCTTCGACAATCTTCCAGTCTTTCCACTGCTTGCCGCTGACTGCCTGCTGCAATGCATATTCCTTGACATCGCTCGCCCAGGATACCAGCGCGTCTGCTTTTGCTAAAATGGCCTCTATCTCATCATCTTCAAGGGTGGAAGGCATTTCAAAATCATAACGTGCAAGTTCCAAGTTGTATTCGGCTCTCTTGCGGCACTTGGCTTTAACCTTACAGAACTGGCAATGGTCTCCAGCTTTGTATTCACCTTCGCCCTTGGCCGCAAGCTGTGCGGTCGGAGCAAGCACCTCATCTGCCCATTTCAGAAGTTCTTCCTTGGAAATGGTGTATGTGCTGACACTGTCACGTCTTGGCTGGAAGATGGTCATAGTCACTGAGTCGATATCGTAAATGCTGTCGAAAAGTTGCAGGGCTCCCAATGCGTAACACATCATCTGCGGGTTTTTTTCCGCTTCCACTAAGATGCCAACACCATATTTGAAATCGATGACTGTAAGGGTTTCATCTGCTACAATCACACAATCCCCGGTGCCGAACCCCTGCGGTACCCACTTGGAAAAATCCAGACGCTGTTCAATCAGAACGATTGGGTCTTTGCATTTTTCCTTTGCCGCCGCAAGCTGCTCCATCACATACTGAGAATACATATCGGAACAGTCTGCCATCTCTTCATCAAAGAACGTTAAATTCTCTGTAGGGTCTTTCGACTGCTGCCCCAGTGCCGTTTTCAGCTTATGTTCGCAAAGACTATGGGCATCCGTACCCTGCATGGCGAACTCACTCGGTGTATCTCCGGCAGTGGAACAGAGGAGCGCCGATGGCGGACATTCCAACCACCTGTGACTGGAAGATGCTGATAATACTGCGTGTTTATCCGGCATTGCCAAGCACCTCCACTTCAGCAAGCAGTGCTTTATATTCTGCCGGGTTGACCTCCGACAGCTTTTCCACACCGTGCTTATTCAGGATTGCTTTGACCTCTGCCGTAAAACCACTGCGAGATTTATCCGCACACACGGCTCTGACATCTTCCAATGTGAGTGTCTTTTCCTTCGGAACTTCCGATTTCGGCTCCTCGGCGTTTTTCTTCTTGGCAGCACTCTTTTTTACAGGTTGCTTTTCTTCTTCCGCCGAACCGCTGAATAAATCAGCCAAGCCTTCCGAAAGACCGACAAGCGTTTCTCCGCACTTGCGAAGCTCCTCAACGAGCATGGACAATTCGTTCACTTTTCCCATTCAGGCTTCCTCCTTCCATATTCACTTTTTCTCTGCTGCTGACTGCTGTAATACGGTCAGCGATTCTTTTTGACACGACACTGATTGCGATAAGCACATCAGATAACTCACGGTCGAGTTCCTGATTGCTGCAACCGCTCGTGCCTGTTCTGCATCTGGTCGTCATTGTTTGACACCGTCCTTTCCGAGGTGCTTTGTTTGCCCCTCTGAGAGTGAAAGGACATACACGGCAGTTTTAAGAACCACTATTTTTGAGAAAATATAAAAACCTGCTCCGCCGTATACTGCTGCGGCAGAGCAGGCAGGGAATTATACCTTATTTAAAGTCTTTTAGTCTGGTGTTAAGTTTCATCAGCACCTTGTGCTTACGCTTATTGACACCCTTTTGGCTCATACCAATGGCTTGTCCGATTTCGGCTTCGCTATGGTTATTGCTGTACATTTCCATAATGGTGCGGTCGATTTCTTCCAGTTCATCAAGTGCCTTATGAAGCTCGTCAATAAGCATTTTCTTCATAATATCTGCTTCAAGGTCAGAGTCGGTATCGGCGGCTTCGTACTCGGTTTCCTCGTACAGCTTGTCCAGGGAAACTGCAGGTTCCTGTCTCTGCTGACGCTTATCCTCACGCCAAAGAGGACGCATATACTCGTAATACTGCTCCTCGGAAACGGGAATCATAATGACACGTGCCTTGCGGTTTCCGATTCTCGTCCATACCACATCCGCAGGGTTGATACCGAAATCCTTGATGGTTTCTGCTGTTACCTCCATTGGAATGTAGTGCTGTTTCTCGTTGTTTGTCTGTAGATTTTCAAATTTGTCCATCGTGTAGACCCTCCTTCGGTCTGAAAACCGAAATGAGGACCCACACTGAACTTCCCATAATAATTGGCCAAAAGAATGAAATCCTCATTTCTTAACTGGCCAACCGTCCCAGTGGGTTGACTGATATTTACTTGTGTCCGTTTCTCCGCTCTGGGCACCGCTGATCAGGCAATGAACATTGAAACGGGGATGTGAAAAACAACTCTTCTGTATATAAGGTTGTGTTGTCCTTCACTGTCTTTAAGTATAGTGAATCCCAAATAGTAATGGAAGATAGTCAAAATACGCATTACTTTTATATTAAAGTAACGCTAACTTCATTGACTTTTTTATATAGTTTCTGTATAATTTAAGTGAAGCATATTATTTGCCATTACTATTTCAGGGCAAAAAAATAAAGCCATAGCAAAAGCCATGACTTCTATGCGGAAGAAAGGAGCCGAAAATGCCCCAAATCAAAGAAAATTTTTTTGAAAATATTTTATTTCGGTTCGAAAGCTGTTCCTGTGACTGCGTCACGGATTTAGAGCATATCGCACCGGGAGAAGAACCTATTCGAAAATATAAAATACAGGCCTTGCCTGAGTCAAAACTGCTATTTGCTTATGCAGCTAAAAAGGGATTAGTACGAATCGCACCAAATGGAACAATTGAAGAAGCTAATGTCCTCGGAACACTGATGGCTTTGCCGAGCAAGTCTGTCAAGGAACTTTCCTCATTTATGAAAGAAAACGGTTTTCTATTTCCTGTATCTGCAGGTCGTTATGAAGAAATCGATGCAGGCATTCTGTACAGCATTATGGAACGATTGCGAATGACTGTAGAATTAATGACCGCCGCAAATGAAATACACAAGGATTATCAGAAAATCTTCTTACTGACCATAAATCTGCTATTTGCCGGAGACCTTACTATCAAAACTGATGCAATGACTCAGGCATACTCTACCAAACACCACTCTTATATCAACCTGCTGCAATCAGCTAACTTGAATGTTTCGTATGAAAGAGAGCATGAAGCATTTAATTCCGATTTCTACACAGTAGCAGATACCATTTATGGAAGCTATCAGCTTCCCATACAAGAATATAACGATATCAAAGGTGGCTATTCCACTAAGCCCGGTTTCAATGACCCTCTCTTCCGAAATATTATGGGACTGTATCTAAATCTCGAAAGTTCCGGTATTGAAAAGAACATCACAGACCTCCTGTTCCATTATTTCCATGAGGTCGGTATGCTTGATTTTAGCAACGGCCTTGCATATTACGAAGAGCCAAATCTTGATGCGTTCACGAAAGAGATGAAGGAGTCCTTAGTGGATGTTGCCCGGTATATCATTGGTGAAGAAATAAATGCAAACCTGGATGGAATTCATCCCGTATACAACTCTGATACGATGTCTCCATCATGGAAGGTGGATAACTTGCTATGTGCATTGTATTTTTCGATTTTCTATCTGAAACCAGACCTTGAACTATACCGTCCTTGTGATAATCCAAACTGTGGTAAATACTTCTTAGTCAAGACCACATCGACAAAGACAAGGTATTGCAGCACAGAATGTTGCAATCGTGTCACGCAGGCACGATACCGCAAGAAACGCAGAGAGCGAGAAGAAGCATCCAAGTAATAAAAAAAGACCTCTGACGACCACAGTTTTTTTAAACTGTCATCAGAGGTCTATATTTTTATGTACGAGGAGACGGAACAGGGTCTCGACACAATACCGCTTCAATACATTCGGCTAAGGCCACCTTTTCTTTCAGTGGTTTTCCTGAATAGTGATACATCAGATATCTGGTGTCCATTACGATGCCTTGAATTCTCTCATAGTTTTTTCCATTGCTTCGCCAATCACCAACAGCTTCTCCCACATTTCCAACTATGGAATCAATCTCAAAGTGATTCTTTGCCATGTTGTACGGCATAATAAACGCATTGAATAAGGAATCGTTATCCACTCCCATGTGCTGCTCCAAATATTCTCCATAGGTAATTTGCTTATTGATGGAGGATCCGTTTGGCAAATGATCTGGAATACCAGTCCAACCATACTTGTAGCACTTAGCATCAAGCACATAATATTTGCCGTTGTAAATCATAATCGTATCTGGCATCAAAGGGCGTTTCTCTTTATATTTTCCTTTATCTAAAAGCCATCTGGTACGAGGAAAATATCTGTCCTTATCCCTTTCACCAAACGCTCTGTCTATCAATTTTTCCCATACATGGTCAAAATCATCTGTTCCAAAATAAAACTGCTTGTCCGAAGTTTTTTCGTCCATAAATTCGAGCATATCTTTCATGCCTTGGAACAATGCTCTTTTCTTATCATCATTCGTTCCAGCCAGCCTGCTTTGAACAATCGCAATTGATGTTTTGACATCCGGGTGTGGTCCTGGTTCTTCTATTGTATAGGGAACATATAGCCATCCCAGTCGCTTGAAGGCTTCATAAACACAGTATCGGTTTACTTGCGTGATAAGCTTCGTGTCGTTTGGGGTAACGGAGCGAACCACAAAATTTGTGTAAATGAATGAACTCACTCCGTTTTTCGACTGTACAAGTGGCATTTGATTCCGCACCGTTCTTGGCCAATCCTGATTTCCCGTTGCTGCCGTTTTATAGGTTGGATCCGTTTCCACATAATACTTTCCGCCAATTGAAAAGAAATATTCTATTACGCTCTTGAAAGCATTAATTGGAAAATCCACGCTTTGTGGGGCAGCAAATCTATTCAATGCCAGCAGGCGGTCATCTTTTGTTGTGAATTCCGAAAGCACCTGTATTAAGTGCTTTATGTCTGTTCTAATTTCAGCATCAGTTTCCGGCAGTTGATATCCAATAGGGAAATAGACCATCGCATTGTCAGAATCTGCTTTAATGCCTACAAACCTGTCACCATCTTCATTTGAATTTACATGACAGTGGTCTGTCAAATCGAACTCCATAACAGATTTTAATGCTGAGTCCAAATCCATACCAAATCACCGCCTTTACTGTTCAGAGTCTCGGAAATCACTGACTACATTTTCCTTGAACATCTTAAATCGGTCAATACCTTGGGCATACATAAATGCACGGATAACCTGCTCTAAGCTCTGATATTCTGTACTTTCAAATACAACTTCACGATTGAATTTGAAGGCATCATCCCACAGGTACTTGATAACCTTCTCTGGGAATTTGCGATACTGTTTCATTGCTTCACGGATTTCAGCAAGGCGAGTCTTCTCTGTATCTGTTAAAGTACCTGCTGACTCTTTTTTACGCAGTCCATCGTATTCACCATCAGACAAATTGCCCATTCGCTCATCTTTTTTCAGATCTCGCAAATGAACGAAGTATGCTCCAAGTCGCTTATCCTCAGAAGAAGTCATTCTCGCACTGTTACCTACAACAATTCCATTGATAGCTGTACAGAAATTTTTCCACGTAATAGTGGTATCAAGAATTTCAGCATTTGCCAATTCTGGGTCAACATTATCAAAGTTGTTTTCTATCAGACGCATATCCCATCTTCTTTGGAAAGCGGTATCTAATGTAAATACATTCTGGTCAGAGGTATTCATAGTACCAATGATTGACAAGTTAGATGGAATTCGTACTTTTCTCGTAGGGTCACCGTATACAATTCGAGCAATATTGGCATTTGTAATACCATATTCGCTTGTACCAATAGGGAAGCCATCATCGTCAGTCTCGCTAATCTCCACCTTACGGTCAAGTAGCTGGAACACTTCTCCAAAAATTGCAGGTGCATTGCCACGATTGATTTCTTCAATAATAAGAATATATTCGTCTCCAGGATGCATATAAGCATCGCGGAGAATATTTGTAAATGGACCAGCGGTAAATTTATAACTTACCTGTCCATCTTCTGATACATTCGGTAGAATCTGACCTATAAAATCTGAATAAGTATAATCTGGGTGAAACACTAAACGTTCCACCTTACTGTCCTTCTTGCAGTATTCGTGTTCAATCGTCCAGCTTTTGCCAGAGCCAGGAACGCCATAAAGAAGAACATTGCAACCCGTTGTTAAACGTTGTGTCTCATACTGTTCTGGAGCAATACCCTCATCCTCCGCATCCATATCTTCCAAACCAATGACCTTGGTTGCAGACAAACGCAAGAACGTATCAACTCGCTTCTGATAACTCTCTAAGTCACCCGTCCTTCTATCCCTTGTTGAAACATTACCATTTGAATATGTGAGGTATGGGTTCATTTCATCAGATAATAAAGACTTCAAAATACGGAGAGAGCCTTTAGCTTCTTTATCACCGCTTATATCAACAGTTTCTTGCGTTTCAAGCACTTTACGATATAGGCTGTTCTGATTAAAAATAACATCTCTATTACCATCCACTAACTTGAAAACAGCACCTTCTGAAAGAGCGGTCAAAATATGCATTAATTGTAATTCACATTCAGGATCCGTATTAATATTGAAGCCAACCCATGACATGAGAACTCTTATATATGCATCATGATTGCTTTCAATTAAGCTATGAATAATATCAGCATTTACAGTATACAATAACTTCTTAGGATAGCGCGTACCACCTGTTCTTTCTGCACTTGCAGCCTTTCCCTCATCGACAAAGCTGACCTTTGCTAATTTCCACACAAGTTCAAAAGCAACAATAAGAGCCTCCATCTGGGATTTGAACAACTGATTTTCATTAATAGTTGCCACCAAAGATTCTGCATCGATTTCATCTTCCTGGCAGATCTCTGACAAGTAGTCGATGACCCATTGGTCTAATTCATCTGTCATAACGATGCCATCACCATTTTGTTGTGAATACACAAGTTCTGCTGGTCTGTCAGCACATTCCCATAACAAAACAGCAAGAGCAATAGTGCTTTTCACATGGGGAAGCGAAGACTTGATTCCCAGTTTCAAATCTAACTCATCATACACAGATATATTATCGGGTCTATTCATGGCTCGATTCCTCCTTTATATCATTCATAATTACTTTTGCAATCGCTGCTGCCAAAAGTGGCGGAACTGCATTTCCCACCTGTTTCATCTGAGAACCTTTATTACCCACGAATCTAAAATCATCTGGAAAGGACTGTATTCTTGCCGCTTCTCTGACAGTAATTGCTCTATCCAAAAATGGATGTGTGAACTTGCCAGAAGACGGGGTGTCAAATCTTGTGGTTATGGTAACCGAAATCTCATCTTTACGCATACGAGTCCACGTTCCACTGTATATGGATTTTGTAAGATGCTCCTTCGGAAGCACTTCTTTTCCTGCATTCGGCGGAATCATTGCCAGTCTTTCAAGTGCAAGTGGAGAGTGTTTTGTAGCGATGTGATTATACAATGTTGTGGAATCACCACGTAATAATTTCTGATAGTCGCTTTCCGGAGCATTTCTATATTCCTGCTTATCAGTTCCTTCTCCTGATTGCAGATAAGCTAAATCACTTATCGCATCCCAAATAGTCACCTTTTCATTTTGTGGTTCAGGCAGCTTTGGAGCTACTCCATTTAACTTTCCGATTATTATAGCACGTCTGCGATTCTGCGGTACTCCATAGTCAGATGCATTCAGCACACCATGTTCCAAGGAATACCCCATCTTATTGAAAAGTTCTTCGATTTCTTTGAAAAAGTATCCGCCCTCTGCTGTCAGCAGATTAGGAACATTCTCCATAACGAAATATTTCGGTTTTACCAGTTCTACTACTGCAACATAATATTTGAACAGAAAGTTTCTCTCATCGTGTATCGTTTTTCGCTGCCCCTTTTGGGAAAAGCCTTGGCAGGGTGGACCTCCGATAACGACATCTATCTTACCTGTATAGGAACCAAATACTTCTTTTAAGTCCAGAGAAGTAATGTCTCCGACGATCATTTTTGTATTCTTATGATTCTCAATGTATGCAGCTGCAATTGATTTATCGTATTCATTTGCAATGAGAACTTCAAATCCCTGCTTTTCAAAACCGAGAGACAATCCTCCTACTCCGGCAAACAAATCAATTACACTTGGTTTCATTTCGTTTCTCCTCTATCCTTGATTTTGCCATATCGAAGTAAGTTTTATCCAACTCAACGCCTATGAAGTTTCGTTCTGTTCGTTTGGCAACCACTCCCGTTGTACCGCTCCCCATAAAAGGGTCAAGTACCCAATCGTCTGGATTGGATAAGATCTCAACAAAGTGCTGTATCAGACTTTCAGGCTTTTGTGTTGGGTGTTTTCCATACTTTCGTTCTCCATTCGGAGTTACCGATGTTTCAACAAAATCATGAAACATAGCACCGCCATTATTAAATGTTCCTGTTCTTGTCTTATACGTAAAGTAAACCCATGCTTCTGTAGAATTTACAAAGTGCAAATTCATATTTCTTGGCATAGGATTCGTTTTATGCCATATCCCTGTTGTCTTATAATAGAACCCATGTTTCTCTGCCAGCCTAATAATAGTCTCTACTTTTATGATTGCCATAAAGACTATCATAGTACCACCTTTTTTCATTACCCTTGCTGATGACTTGAAAAAATTGTCCATTGATTTTTCCCAATCGTCAAATTCCATATCATCCCAACCAGCGGATCCAAAAAAATTGTCCCTCATTTTGCTCAGGTTGGTATCTCTGTTTTTCATGAAATTACCGAGATTATATGGAGGATCGGTAACAATTAGGTCAATCGATTTATCTGCTACTTTTTTCATAGCAACGATACAATCATCGTTATATAATTTTATTTCCGACATCGTGAAATTCTTCCTTCCTATGTGGTATCGATGGTTATTCTGCACTTTTCCCGCTGGCAATCCACGCATCCAATTCAGAGCGTTTGAACTTCCATAGTTTTCCCACACGGTGTGCCGGAATATCTGGTTTCTTCTTTATCCAATTGCGCAGAGTTACGGTTTTAACCCCTATGTATTCTGCTGCTTCATCAATACTTATATAATTTTCCTCAATCGCATTACTTTTGCTCATTTTTTCACCTCTGCGGTTTTTGGTATAGACACAAATATACGTATTATAGTATAGCACTTCGGATGTAAATTTGCAAGATGTTTTCTGATATTTTCTTATTGGAAATGATATTTGATGATATTTCTTTATATCATACTGATTCCACCCTTCGGTGTGTACCTCGGAATCTCATATCTATCCACACTGCCATCCAGCCACAGCACCTCAATGCTCCTATCCAGCTTGACCAAAACCCTGTCAATCACGAATGAAAGGTCATCTGCATCGGAAAGCATCTCCCAGGCACTCATGCTTTCAAAATCATCCATATAACATTCAATGGCAGCCAGCTTATCAGCACCAACCACTTCTGCTGCAAACTCAACAATCGCCATCCGTATATCCTTTGCCACAATCTTTTTCCTTGCCACATCGTGCAGGACATAAAACAGCAGTTTGTTATAGATGTTCGTGGTCTTACATTTCACGGCAGAATAGCGGTTACGGCACTGCCATACTGAATTATTGTAGGAAGTGGAATGCCACGGTCTGGGGCCAAATGTTGCGCCGCACTTGGCGCATATAATTTTACTGCTAAAGAAACTCACACCGCTGTATCTGTGTTTATTCTCCCGTTTCCTGCTTGTAAAGTTCTCCTGCACAAAATCAAAAAGCCACGGGTCGATAATCGGCTCGTGGTTGTTGGAAACATAATATTGTGGCAGTTCGCCTTCATTTTTCTTGACCTTCTTCGTTAGAAAATCCACCGTAAATTCCTTCTGTAAAAGCATATCGCCTTTGTATTTCTCATTTGAAAGCATCCTGCGAACAGTTGCTGCACTCCACACCTCACAGCCACTGGGAGAAGGTATTCCTGCCGCTGTTAAGGCAATTGCAATTGTGTGCGGTGTTAATCCCTGGAGGAACATTCGAAATATCTTGCACACGATAACTGCTTCTTCACGATTGACAACTATCTCAAATTTCTCTTTGCCCTTATCCAAACCGAGAACTCTTGAGTAGGCAAAGCTGCCTTTGCCCTGGGCATATCGTTTTCTGACCGCCCACAATATGTTCTCCGACATGGAGCGTGATTCTTCCTGTGCCAGTGAGGACATAAGTGTTATGATGAATTCGCCCTTGGAGTCCATTGTCCAGACCTGCTCTTTCTCAAAATACACTCCTATACCTTTGCTTTTTAACTCACGGATTGCTGTCAGCGTATCTACCGTATTTCTTCCAAAGCGTGATATAGACTTGGTCAGCACCATATCAATCTTACCTTCCATACAATCACTCATCAGCTGTTTGAACTGCTCTCGTCTTTTAGTGCTGCAACCGCTGATGCCTTCGTCTGCGTAAACACCTACAAATTGCCATCCGGCATGGTTCTTGATGTAATCTGTGTAATATTCTTTTTGTGCCACGATACTGGTCTGCTGTTCTTCCTTATCGGTAGAAACACGAGCATAGGCAGCAACTCGCTGGATGAGTTTATCCGTTCTTTTAACAGCCGTAAGCTGTGGCAGGTTCTCCACCTTCTTGACAATTTTATCACTCACCGACCGTCACCCCATCTCCGATTTCTTTTCTGACCTCAACCGACTTAAACGGCGGGTGGTAGTATTCCAGTAATTTATCCCAGACCTTCTGCATCTGTTTTTCTGTAAGTAAGCCATCGTGGTAAAGGCAGCCGAGCAGCATCTTTGCCAAACGGTAATCAACTTCATTTTCAAGCATTGAAAAGACCTCCTATTCCGAGTTTGTAACATACATCACTCTGAAAGGCAGAAAAGTCAAGGGGTATGTGCAAAGACTGGTAGGTCTACACAAATTACAATCGTTATAACATTAAACCTTGCAACGATACCTCTTTGCTATCGTTAATACCGTATGCAAAAACTGCCTGTTTTCACTGCTACCGATGTTGCCATTTTCCTGTTTCCAGGCAAAAAATAAGACCCTCTTTTACGGGTCATTCTCAAAAAGCCTTATTCTATGGGGTTTTCACACTTGCACCCAATGATTATCTTGTATCAATCACGCTACTGCTTTCTCTAGAAGCACTCCTGATGTCGGCTCTAATATATTAACAATCATTTTCACAAGAGACTTTGTTGTAAAGAATACTCCATCATCTGAAGCTATATTTTTTGCAAATTTATTAAGGAAATACTCATAAATCCTACCTATTACATCTCCACCAACTTCGTCAAGTGCATTGTTATTGAATATACGAAGCAGCTCTCCCAATAGTTCATCAGAAAAATCCGTATAACTTTTAGGCAATACGCCTGCTAACTGTTCACTTTGCTGCTCTACAAGTTCCATAGCATTATTTACTACCTCACCCAGACTATTCATTGGCTGTCCAGTAATATTTTTCAAATCGGCAGCTGCTATATTTTCAGGAAGATTCACAAGATAATCATACTGCGCTTCTCTTGGCAAAAACAGTGCACTTTTAGCAGAAAAATCCTTGGCTTCTACAGGCATTCGCCTACCATTACGCATTGGTCTATTCTTTAATATCTCTGCCTCCACCAATTTAAATCGACTATACGCATATCTTAAAAAAAGTAATCCCAGCACCGGCATACAATACTGGTTTGATGTCAGTTTTGAACCTGCTCTTAGTAAATCTGCTGATTCCCATAAATCAGCTTCTAACTTCTTTATACTTCTGTTATCCATTATTTTTCTCCTGTTTTTCTATATCTACAATCTGAACAACATCACCGATATCACATTGAAGCACTTCACATATTTTTTCTATAACTGTCAATGTGACTGGCTCGTTATTCGTCATTTTTGCCATTGTTCCCTTACTAATCTTTGCCTTGCTACATAAAGCACCTTTATTCATTTCCTTATCAATCAGAATTTTCCAAAGATTATTATATGAAATTGCCATACTACACCTCAATTTTGTTTATCTGTTCTTAACAATATAGGGCTTAAACACCTCTTTAAGCATATCATATATAGTCTATTTTTTCAAACCTTAGGAATATTTTTTTGTACTTTGTGAGAAGCAGAGGTATCATCTCCCTCTGCCCATATTCCACATTTTATCTTCTGCTTTTTCCTTCCCTGCATCCCTGCCAACACTCTCATAATAAATTCTCTGAAACTCCTCATAAAGCTCATCTCCAGCCAGCTTTATTTCCATCCTCTTCATAACATCTGAAAACAGCCTTATACTTCCACTTACATCTGCAATATCAAATCCGAATATATCCGCCTTAACAGGAACATCTATATCTTCATATGCTCCGCACTCAGATAACCTATCAGCAATCCATTCAACCTTATCAGCAGCCATCGGAATAACCGAAACCTCATCATCTACAGCTACATTCTTACCTGTATAAATCTGTTCCGCATCACCATCATCCATTTCACGAGATTTCTCAACATATAAGTCTGCCTGTTCTTTTTCAATATCACTATATTGGTCCGCAACAGAAGCATCTTCCTTCCGACATATTTTCGTATCAACATCATCAATATCAGTAGTTCCCTTTTTCTTAACCTCAACCACATCCTCATGCTGTTCCATCCCCGGTATCTCAATCTCCTTATCTCCAACAATCTCCTCATCCTCCGACACCGCATAATAAGCTGTATACAAATCTTCTTTAATTATGCCATCAGCAAGCTGTATCTGTCTCTTAAGTTCCCTTTTCTCCTGCTTAAGCTCATCCAGTTCTTCCTGCACTCCCACATGCCATATCTGATATTCCCTATATTGTGCTTCTGTCTTAATATTCCGTTTCCGGCTAGAGCTTTCTCTGTATATCTCCTTCTGTCTGTCCTCAATCTGCTGGATCTTTTCTTCCTGCTCACTTATGAAATCCACAAGCTCCACAACACTTTTGATGTCATTATTCACAAGCAGCAGATATTCATCCTGTAACTGATGAAACTTTTTCAAATCCTCTGTATACTTTGCTCCACCAATCACAAAACGCTTCTGCTCTACAATCCTTAGCCTGTACAGCTTTGCATAAAACTTCTTCTGGAATGATGACAGCTTCGCCCTGTGCAATCCCCTGATATCTGACGAATAAAAGTAAGGCTTTGCCATCCAAGGCATATCCACATGATGCCTTAACGTCTCCTCTGAAAACATCTCGTCCAGCTTTGCCAGTTTATGATAATACCGAAATCCCGGTGCCTGCACTTCCATCCACGCATCTTTCTTGAATACATATCCAAGCCGTTTCATCAGATATTTAAAATGCTCCACATTCCCGGCTGCATATGCACACATCTTGGCATCCCTGAGAATTATCTCTTTCATGGACATTTCCTTTTCCCACTTGTCCCTGCTGATATTCTTTGGATTCTTGCTGTACTCTGCCGGCATT